ATGGCAACTGCGAACGACCGCCTCGTCTGGATCGACTGCGAGATGACGGGCCTCGACCTCGAGGTCGACGAACTCGTCGAGGTGGCCGTGGTCGTCACCGACTTCGACCTCGTCCCCGTGCACCCCGGCTTCGACATCGTGATCAAGCCCGATCAGTCGGCGCTCGACAACATGAACGAGTTCGTCACGAACATGCACACCACCTCGGGGCTGCTCGAGGAGATCCCGAACGGTGTGAGCCTCGCGGACGCCGAGTACCAGGTGCTCGAGTACATCCTCGAGCACGTCCCCGCCGAGGGCTCTGCTCCCCTCGCGGGCAACACCATCGGCACCGACCGGTCGTTCCTGTCGAAGTACATGCCCCGCGTCGACGGACACCTGCACTACCGCAGCGTCGATGTGTCGAGCATCAAGGAGCTCTGCCGCCGCTGGTTCCCGCGCGTGTACTTCAACGCGCCGGAGAAGCACGGTGGTCACCGTGCCCTCGCGGACATCCTCGAGTCCATCCGCGAGCTCGAGTACTACCGCCGTGCGGGCTTCGTGGCCGAGCCCGGCCCCACCTCGGACGACGTCAAGGCCGTCGCGAGCGAGGTCGTCGCCAAGTGGGAGCCGCGGCTCGCGCAGTAGGACACACCGCCTGCGGCGCGTCCAGGAGGCGCGGCTCGCCCCTCGTGTTCCGACCCGCCTCCGGCATGTACTACTATTGAGTGGTCGCGCCGGTCGCCCGGTGTGCACATGGTGGATATAGCTCAGTTGGTAGAGCGCCTGGTTGTGGTCTAGGAGGTCGCGGGTTCGAGACCCGTTATTCACCCCAATAGGCAAGCGGATGTAGGCCCATGTCGGAGGTTCCGGCTACATATGGGGCTACATCCGCTTCCTTGTTTCACCGCGGATGCCTGATCTGAAAGGCATCACCATGGCGAGCATCCAGGCCCGTCGCCGCACCGACGACACGATCTCGTACCGAGTCCAGTTCCGCGTCGACAAGCAGATGCGCTCGAAGTCCTTCGCCGACCCAAAGGGCGCACAGCAGTTCTCGGACCTCATCGACCGAGTCGGGGCGATCGCGGCGCTCGCCGTTTGGGAGACACGCCAGGAGCGCACCGCCGGCGTCCCCACGTTCCGAGAGTGGACGGAGCGGTACCTCGATGAAGCCTCGGGCATCCTCACCGGCATCGAGCCCGGCACTCGAGCGGGCTACCGTGCCATCGCCAAGCGCTCTCTGAACACGATCCTCGGCGACATTCCCGTCGACGCCGTCACGCGTCAGGACATCGGCCGGTGGATCTCCTGGCAGGAGGCACAGCCGTCCGTGCGCTCGCGGAAGGCCAACGGCCTCGTGTCTGCGAAGACGGTCCGGAACTACCACTCGCTGCTGTCCGCGATCCTCACGGCGGCGGTCGAGGCAAAGTACCGCCCCGACAACCCTGCACGGGGAGCGCGTCTGTCGCGTGGGCAGAAGCACGAGGCGGTGTTCCTGACGCCGAACGAGTTCGCGGTCCTGCTGCACTTCATCCCGCCCTACTACAAGCCCCTCGTGGCGTTCCTCGTCGGCTCCGGCACTCGCTGGTCCGAGGCGACCGCCCTCGAGAAGCGTGACGTCAACCTCGACGTCGCCCCGCCCACGGCGCGCGTGACGAAGGCGTGGAAGAAGGGCGGCCTCATGGGGCCGCCAAAGTCGGAGAAGGGCCGCAGGACCGTCGCACTGTTCGCGGAGATCGTCGCGTTCCTTCCCCTCGACGGCGAGGGGTCGAGCCTGCTCTTCCAGGGCGTGCAGAACGGCGGCCGGCTCTGGTACGCGCCGTTCAAGAACCGCATCTGGGACCGGGCTGTCGAAGCTGCGAACGATCCCGCCCGGTGCAAGGCCGCCGGGCTGACGCCGCTGGGCAAGCGCCCGACACCGCACGATCTGCGACACACGCACGCGTCATGGCTGATCGCCCGCGGCACGCCTCTCCCCTACGTCCAGGCGCAGCTGGGCCACGAGAAGATCACGACGACGGTGGACACGTACGGACACCTGGTCCCGGAGGCGCACGCGCAGCTCGCCGCGATCATGCAGCAGACCATGGCGCACGTCCTCCCTTCGCTCGAGCAGTAGACGCGGTGAAGCGCAGCGCTTCACTCCGTTGAAGTGAAGTGCTGCGCTTGTCGGCGGTGCGGCGCATCATCGTCGGCATGGCCGAGCACAAGTGGGCACCTCCCGAGCACCAGGACGTCCCGATCTACGCAGCCGAGTCGATGCCGCTCGACAGCATCGGGAGCCCGGAGCCTGTCGACCCGCCGCAGCCCGTGACCGTCCGTGACCTCCGCTTCGACGCGATCGGAGTGCTCCCCGAGGTGAAGGCGTTCGCCGTCGCCCGCTCCGACGTCGCCGTGTACGTCGAGATCGCGTGGCAGGGCCGCCTGCAGCGAGCGTGGGTCCCCCGCGACACGGTGACCACGCGCAAGCTCGCACCGCGGCGGGACTGATGGCGCGCCGGCGACGCGACCGCTGGTCCCTTGGTCCACCGTTCTCACTCCCAGAGCTCGCGCGCGGCGGCCCCGAGGTTGATCTGCCGACGCCGGACCCTGTGCTCGCGTGGCTGCAGTACCCGGATCGGATACTCGAGGTCGAGGCGCGGGTGATCGCGTACACCGAGCGCGCGGTGCTGGTCGAGTGGGGCTTCGGGCAGGCAGCCGACTGCGCCTGGGTGTGGCGAGATGCTGTCAAGCCTGTTGCACCCTAGCGGTTGTTGTGTATACTTGAAACACAACAACACAGGGAGGAGGGGATGCGATTGGAATCGCAGCAGTCGTGATCGCGGGTCTCGGCCTGGTCTTCCAAATCACGAAGTGGCTGGTAGAGATGAAGCCGAACCGCCGAGCACGACACCGGAAGTGAGAAAGGGTGGTCCGAAGCACCGCAAATGCCTCGGGCCACCCGCTCCCGGGATTCTACGCACCCCACCTCACGAACAGGAGGAACCGATGATCACGAAGATCCTGCGCACCCGCGCAGGCCAGACCGCGGCCGCCGTCGGCATCATCATCGCGGTCGCGTCCGTCGTGGCCGGACGGTACTGGCCGATCATGCTTGCCCTGTGGGCGGGGTGGGCAGTCGTGTCCGTGCTGTCCGTTCGGCAGGAGGTCCGCCGTGGCTGACCTGCACGAGCTCGGCACCAGGCGAGGCGAGCTGCTCGACGAGCTCGAGCGTGTCACCGAGGAGATCCGCCCCGTCGCCGTGCAGGCGGTGCGGGACGGCTCCGCGAAGTTCTACGTCGCGAAGGATGCCCGCGTAACTCGGCGCACCCTCGACCAGTGGCTGGCGGCAAGCGAGAGTGAGGGCGAACCAGGGTTAATCAGTCGGTGACCGGACTTCATGCCGCTGCAAGCGAACTGACTTTGACTCGGGGTTCGCGACCTGCCATGATCACCAAAGCGAGCCATATGGCGGGCCCGCACTGTCTGTCACAGTTGCTCCCGGCCTGAAACCGACGGAGCACTGGGGGTCACGAGTGGGCGACGGCTGGAAGTTTCCGTCGATGTCGCCCTCCAAGCTGAAGAGCTTGCTGTTCGCGCTGGGATATCGAACTGAACCCGGCGGAACCACAGGCAGCCACGAGTGGCTCAGTTGCGAGGGCCGACCACGTCTGCGTTGGGCGTTTCACGACTCGAAGAGGGAGCTTTCCCACATCGAGGTGCGTAACGTACTGATCAAGCAGGTTCTGCTGGAGAAAGAGGAGGCGAGAGCACTTGTCCAAGGTCGATGAAGTGCACGCTGTTCTGACGGAATACGGCCAGTTCGGCTGGTCCGTGAACAGCCCGCAACTGCCGGGACTTGTAGCGGGCGCAGCGACGATGCAGGAACTGTCCGATGACCTGTTCGACATCGCAGTCGCGGCAGGCATGGATCCGCACGGGTCGATCTTCGAGTATGAACAGCACGTGATCGAGGTCGAGGATCGCGTCTTCGCGGTGCGCGTGAAGGCCGACTACGCCGCGCACGAGCGGGTCGAGATCGCGTCCGACGTTATGGAGCACATCGCCTCGGACGGTGGACTGCGTGCGTACACCACAGAAGACGACCTCGGCGACACAGTGATCGTGGTTGCCCTGCCGACCGATCGAATCTCGGACGTGACGTCGTCGCTGGACGATTCACAGCCCGCGACGATCGCCGTGCAGCTCCCCGGTGAGGACAGCATCAGCTACACGGGCATCGTGCGCGGGAAGCCGCGAGACACGCATGCCATCCGCCTGTCCGACGTCGGGTTGGACGACCAGTCCACGGTCGCGGACCTGTTCGCACGCCTGATGGAGCGCATCGGATCGACGGCGGCGTCTGTCGAGCGCGAACTCGTCCTGGCATAGCAACGACGAAGGCCCCCACCAGTCACCTGGTGGGGGCCTTCGTTGGTGCCGCCGCCCGCGACGTAGACTGCCCACCATGGTCAGGGTGTCGAAGCGGGATCGATCGGCCAACGTCTGGATCGTCACGGGGATCGGAGGAGTATCCGTGGTCCTCCTAGTCGGATTCTTCTGGGCGATCGCGTCGGGGCAGCTGCACTACTAGCAGACGCCGGCATCAGCCGCCCGCCCTCGTCTCGTGGGTTCGACAGACGGCGGCGCGCCCCGCGGATGAGGGCTAGTCACGACGCTGAGTCGGCTCTACGATCAACGGCATGACGACCTGGATGACCCCCACCCGCTGGCGCATGCCCGCGTTCGCCCAGCTCGCCGGCGCGGTAATCCTGCTCCTCGCATTCGGCGGCCTGGCCATCTGGGGAGGCACCGCCAGCATCACGGCCGCACTGTTCATCGGCATGCTCGGTGTCGTCATCTGTGGGTACCTGATCGTCGACGGCGTCAACACCATCGAACGCTCCGACCGACAGCGCTCCCGCGAAGCCGACGCCGAAGCGATCGCATCCGCAATCCACAAGCGCGGCTAGGACGAAACGACGAAGGACCCCCACCAGTCACCTGGTGGGGGTCCTCGTTCGTTTCAGCGGCGCTCGCCGCGTCCGAGGCGGACGGTGATCTCGGGGCCGCGTCTGCGTTCGATGATGAGCACGACGAGCTGCAGTGCCTGGATGAGCGCGATGACGGAGTACAGCAGCAGCGCCAGCCAGCCGAGCCCGTCCGACGTCGCCGAGGGGCTGCCGGTTGCGTTCGTCGCGATCAGTCGCCGGGCGGCGATGAAGAGCACAACTGCGGGGAGGGAGCCGAAGTTGAGGAAGAACGATAACCCGAGCAGCGACCGATACCAGGGCGACCCGACGCCGTAGACGGTGAACGTCACGAGCGCGAGCGCCGCCGCGGCGTAGGCGGGCACGTTGGCCCATGTGTTGAGGACCTCGTCCATCAGTGTTCCCCTCGTACGATGCGACGCACCTTGTCGGTGTAGTGGTTCTGCTCGCGGCTGCTTCGGATCGCGGCGAGTGGTCCTGTCCGGACGATGTCGAGGAGGGCGTCGATCCGCTTGGACGCGGAGCGTGCTTCCTCTCGTGCACGGCGGGCTTCTTCCCGCCCGGCGGTCTGCTCGTTCATGGCTTCTCCGCAGCTGCGTCGATGGAGCCCAGCAGGTGTGTGGTGAGGCCGCCCATCTCGACGGCGAACTCGCGGAAGCCCTCCTCGGCCTTCTCGCGTGCTTCTCGCTCATCGGCCGCGGTCTGCTTCCACTCGTCGCGGGACTCCGTCATCGCGGCGTAGCGTTCGTCCTTCTCCTTGAGCACCTTCGAGTGGAACTTCTCGAGGTCCTCGACGCGCGATCGGTGGTCGGCGATTGTGAGGATGCGCCGGGTGGCGAAGAGCCCGACGATCAGCAGCAGGCCGCTGCCCTGGATGATGTCCGAGACGGAGAGGGTGCCGCTGAGCCAGCTCCAGACGCCGTCCGGCGCGGTGTCGGCGGTGGGCACCGATGCTGCGAGGATCCACTGCACGATGCCCACCCCCGGGTTGTAGAGCACGGCCTACTGCGCCGTGGTGGTGTCGTCGCCCTGCTCGGTCCGGTAGTCCGTCGTCGACGGGGCGAACTGTGCCGGCTGCAGCTCCGACTTCTTGGCGGCCGCGGTCTCCTTGGCGACCTTCCGCGGCACGGAGCCCAGGCCGATGACGGTCAGCCAGGCGTTGACCTGCGGGATCGCGATGATGGCGGTCAGCGCGGAGTTGATCGCGACGGCCTGCACCGCGACCGCGGTCAGGCCGGTCGCAGCCGGCCACTGCCCCTGCACGATCTGCACGATCTGCGGGACGATTGGCAGCGCGGTGAGGATGGTCGTGAACGCGGTGCGGAGGACGCGCTGGCCCTTGTGCCAGATATCCTGCACGTCGAACTTCTTTGGCTTGGTGAGCTCGTGGTCAGCCATCAGCTGTTCTCCTTCGGTGCGGTGAAGATGCCGGCGCGGACGCCGAGGTTGAACAGGCCGGACGGGCCGACCTTCCGGAAGAAGCGCTCGTTGAGCTGGTCGAGGCGACGCTTGGCGATGCGCCCCTTGCCCTTGAGGACGATGGTGAGGTCGGTGACGTCGTCCTTCTCGGTGACGGGCTCGGCGACGCCGGTGAGCATGTTCTCGAGGTAGTAGTTCTTCGTGGTCGGGTCCTGCAGCAGTCGGATCATGTCCTCTGTCTCCGCGATCGTGATCAGGGTGTTGGTGGTGCTGGTGGGTGCGGTGCCTGCGACGCGCTCGGCGGCGTCCGGGTACGGGGCGAGCTGCTCGGCGCGGGTCGCCATCTCGTGGTGCCAGGGCTCGCCGAAGTTCACGCCAGTCCACGTGCCGCCGCGGGCCTCGACGAGGGCGTGAAGCTTCGCGAACTCGGTCGTGGTGAGCGCACGGTTCGTGCCGTCTGGCATGGTGATGCCGAAGTCGATCGCGTTGCCGTGCAGCACCTCGTCGTGGCGAGACGTGAACGGAAGCGCGACGACGATCGCCAGCGCGACTCGGTGGAGCCAGAGGTACGTCTGCCGGGCGCGGGAACGCATGCCCTCGTTGACGGACAGTGCCCCGGTCGCGCCGCGGTCCTTCTGCCAGGCGTTGAAGTCCGCGATGACGGACAGCACCTGCAGGGCGATGCGGGCGGTGGCGACGAACTGCTCGACGCCGCGGAGGTCGCCGTACGACGACGGCCCGACGCTGAACTTGCCCATGCGGGCCTCCTCATGAAGAAAGCCGCCCCGAACGGGACGGCTCAGCGGGTGGTGCGGGGTCAGACGGCCTTCCAGGCGGCCTCGAAGACGTCCTTGTCCTGGGCGAGCGTTTCGCCGTAGAGCTGCCAGACGTAGGACGGGTACCAGACCTCCGCGGACGAGCCGGGCCCGTAGATCGCGGCCCAGAGCTTCCCGTCGGGGCCGACGGTGCCGCCGACCTTGTCGGCGATGTCGGCAGCGTTCGTGCCGTCGTAGAACTCGGCCTCGATGCGCGGAGGACGCTGCTCGAAGGTGGCCATCACTTCTCCTGGTTCGTGTCGGGGGTCGCGGTCGTGGCGGCGCGCTCGAGCGCCGCGATCCGGCGTTCGTGGTCCTGCAGGACCGGGATGGTGGCGAGCGCGAGCAGCTCGTAGTGCACGCCGTCGGGTATGGGCTTGCCGGCGTCGTCGAGCTTGAGGCGGTCGAGGTAGAGGAGGTACTCCTCCTCGCCCTCGTACTGCTCGGTGACGGGGTTGCCGGCGTCGTCGAGGGTCGGGTTGCCGTCCTCGTCGAGGACGGGCTTGGTGAGGGTGGCGGGCCGGGTGCGGGGCTCGGTGTAGTTCTCGCGTTGGTAGACGACGAACTGCCAGAGGCCGAGGGCGTGGAGCTGCTCGGCGATGACGCCGACCTCGGTGGCGACCTTGTAGCTGGGGCCGACGTAGTCCTCGAAGGTGGGGTCGTCGCGCTTCCGGATCTCGGCGATGTAGTGGTAGTGGACGACCTCGATGGCGAGGATGGCGTTGACGTCCATGTTCGCGGGCTCGATGTCCTGCTTGAAGCGGCGGGACGAGGACGCGGTGCCGGCGCGGCCGGTGGCGGACTCCCACCAGCCGGCGACCCGGGTGCCGGACATGACGTACCCGGGTGCGCCGGTGGCGTAGAGGTTCACGCCGCGGAGGTCAGCCGAGGATGCGACGGAGCCGCCGCTGACGGCTCCGGTCGCGGTGACGGTGGTTCCGCTGACGCCGCCGGACGCGGAGACGGAGGATCCGCTGAGCGGTCCGGAAGCGCTGACGCCGCCGCCGGTTGCGGTGATGCCGCCCGTGGCGGAGACGCCGCCGTTCACGCCGAGGTTGCCGCCGACGGTGAAGCCAGCTCCGGTGGTGCCGCCGCTGGTGATGTCGGACGCGGCGTGGTTGTGTGCCTTCGCCGCGAACCGGCCGTCCGCAGTCGCCTTGTCGTAGAACTGCCCCTGGATCTGGGCGAGGATGCGCGTGTAGAGGTCGTTGATCGACTTCGCGAACGACTGCGCGACGGACGCGAGTCCTTCGCGGATCTGCTGCTCGACGTTCTGGACGCGCTGCGGCGTCTTCGACTTGCCTGGCATGTTCACCATCAGGCGTCGGGTCCTTCCAGTACGGGGGTGACCTGCTCGAGGCCGGACAGGTCGAGCACCCACCCGGCGGTGCGGACGACGCCGCTGATGCCGCCCGGGAACGCGCGGACGAGGTCACGGTCGAACCGGTCGAGGCCGCCGACGACGTAGCCGATGTCGTCGCCTTCGGACCAGTCGACGCCGAGCTTCGGTGCGTTCTCGACGGCCGCGGTCAGCGCGAGGGTGAGGGTGCCGCCAGCGATCTGCGCGGCCCGGGCGCGGGCGTAGGAGTCGAGCTTGTCGTCGAGATCGTCGATGCCGGTGTCGGGCGTGAACCGGTCCTCGAACGTGGGCCGGTTCGGATCCGGGACAACGACGTGGTCCGACTGCGGGCGGGACGCGCCGGACGCGGTGGAGGTCGCCATGATGTCGTTCGCGCCGTTGCCGTCCGTGTAGTCGCGGTCGAGCGACACCGACGACACCGGGCCCGGGATCTCGAACGTCGCGGACGCACTGTGCCCGGCGGCCACGCGAGTGCCGAGGCTGGTGCCGGAGATCCGGAACACCGGCGTGTACGTCTGCCCGGAGTCGAGCGTCTCCCAGTTGATCGTCCACTCGGGTCCGCCGTCGAGGGCGGACAGTGCCTGCAGCGCCGACAGGACCGTCTTGTCGGAGGTGTCCTGGTACGACTGGTCGGTCACTACGCCACGGGACGCTCCCTCGACGACGATGCGCATCGGGATGCCGCCGTTGGATCCGGTGAGGACGAACCGCTGCAGCAGGTCGATCGCGATGTCGACCGCGCCGGTCTGGTCGTAGTCGACGTCGCCGACGAACCGGCGAGAGAGATAGCCGGTCTCATACGTGGCAAGCGAGATGGGCACCTTGTCGGTGTGGTCCGGGTTGGTGTGGACGATCATGCCGCCCCAGACGGGGATGCCGCTGTCCTCGTCGACGAGTACGAGCGCGGCCCCACCCTCGAGGATCGCGCGCGGCCACTCGGGTGGTGTGTCATCGGTCAGCGGCAGGTTCCCGGAGGCGGTGGTACCGGCTCCGATCTGCTTGGACACCTGCGCGCAGTCGAAGTCCGGGAGCTCGGCGAGCACGCGTCCGGTGAGCGTTGCGACGGAGAGCCAGGAGTACACGCGTGCCCCTTACTGCTCGGCGAGCCAGTAGATGCCGTCGAGCATGATGTACGTCGCGGTGCCGCCGGTGATGCGGTACACGGTGAGGTTGCCGGTCGTCGGGTCGATCGAGAGCATCACCGAGACGCCCGCGTTGGAAGCGCAGGTGAAGTACGCCAGCTGCTTCGGTCGCTGGCCCGCTGGGAAGGTCGCCAGGCGGTCTCCGACGGAGACGTTGTTGCCCGAGTTGCGGTTGATCTGCCCGTGCAGGTCCAGTCGCTTCACCGTCGCCCCGTGCACGCGGTCCTCAGCCGCCTGGGACGCAGTGCTGTTGTACCCGCCGGAGAGCGACGGCAGCGCCGTCCACCCCGTGTCGGTGAAGCCCGACCCCAGCACCCACCCGGTGCCGCTGTAGCGGTACAGACCGAGCGCGAAGGTGGTGTTGTCCGCGTTGGCGGTGAGGTCGGCGTACATGCCGGCGTACGCCGGGAGCGCGTTGAGCTCGGCGACGCTGCGGACGGGGACGATGCCGCCGGCGGCGGTGAGCGTCTGCGCGACCCACGTCACGGTGGCCGCGCCGCCCGCCGTCTTCGACGGCACGTTGATCTGCGCGATCACGAACCCACGCGTCGGCGTCGCCGGGGCGGTTGGGTTCGCGACCGCAGCACCGGCGAGGTACTCGACGGTGAACGACGGCGTGCCGCCGTTGCCCTCGGCGGGGTCGTTGATCAGCACGTAGATGATGTCGACGCGCGGGTTGTTCTGGTCGGCGGCAGTGAGCGCCTTGGTCACGTTCGCGTCCGACGAGAACAGGTACCCGCCGGCTTCTGCTGCGGCCTGCACGTCGATCGCGCCGGCGAACGGGGCGACGGTGACCGTCGTACCCGCCACGGTCACCGTCGACGCCGGAGTGCCCGGGCGAACGCCGGAGCGCAACCCGAGCGGGCGGTTCGGGGTTGCGCCGGCGAGCGGCACACCGGCGGTCGTCTGCCGCAGGCTGCGGCCGTCGTAGGCGGGGTTGCCGGTGACCGCTGCGATCGGCCAGATCCTGTAAGCCATCAGTTACCTCCGCGCGTCAGCGCCAGGCCGGGACCGCTGAGACGGTCAGTTGGGAGTTGGGGTCGTACTGCGCGGCGGTGAACGCCCAGGTGTTGTCGCCCGGGTCGAAGGCCGACCAGCCGCGGGAGGTGATGTACCCGGCGCGGTTCGCTTGCCCGTTCGCGAGGACAGTGCGGGCGTCCATGTCGATGAGCAGGAACTCGCCGGCCTGCAGCACCAGCGAGCTGGAGAACACCAGCGCCTTGCCCGTGGAGGCGTGGGTGATGATCGGTCCGACGCAGGGCCCATCGACGCGGAGGACGACAGGTCCGGAGTCGTTGCCCGGGTTGACGAGTCCGACCTGCCCCGTCACGGTGACGGCGTCGATGGTGAAGGGGATCGTGAACGGGATCGTGAGTCCGCCCGACGTCGACGGCAGCTTCGTCGAGCCGGTGACGGCTTCGCCGAACTTCCGCCAGTCGGTGGACGCGACCTGGATCGACCAGGTGCCGATGACGTCGGTCTCCCAGCCGGGGAGGACGTCGTCGGACTGCTGCACCGTCACCCACCGGGTGGTGCCGGCGTACGTGACGACGAGCGTCCGGTCGACTCCCGCGGGGATCGCGTCGTTCAGCCGGTCGAACGCGTCCGCCAGCGCCGCAGCGTCGGGAGCGTAGATCCGCCCGGACGCGGCGATCGACCGAGCACCGGAGTACCCGGTCGATCGCCACCCGCCGGACTGGCGCGGCTTCTGCGTGATCTCGGACGTCGACTTCGTCGCGCCCATCCACCCGTCGAACTTCTCGATCGACCAGTCGACGCCGAACTCGTCGATTTCGCCGAACGGGATCCCGCCGAGGGTGAACGACAGCTGGTCGGTGTCGAGCATCAGACGTACTCCGCATCCTCCCGCCGCTGGATCGCCTGAGCGACAGCGGTCGGGTCCTGAACCGACAGGTTGTAGTGGTTGCCCTCGCGGTGAATCACCCGCTCCGGGCCCTGCCGGACGAACGACACCGCATTCGGCGTCATGTACTGCAGGGGCCGGCCGGAGTTGATCTGCTCAAGCAGCGCCCGGTGCCGATCGGCGGCACCGGCTCGGACGACGAACTCGCGGCCGTGCACGATGCCCGCGACGTCGTTCACGCCGTACGCGCCCGTGTAGCCGCCGGAGGCGTAGCCCGGGACGCCGAGCGCCCGGCCGATGACCTTCTGCAGCTTCCGCGACTCGTCGGTGATCGCCCGAGTGATGCCGGACGCGTTCGTCTTCGCTTCACGCAGCTGCCGTTCGGCGGCGTCGATCAGCTTCCCGAAGTTCGCGTCCGCGACCTGCGACCCGATCGCCGTGGACGTCGACTGGACGGCGGCGTACTGCTTGTTGATGTCCGCGATCTGCGACTTCGACGCCGCCGCGAGCGACCGCGCCAGCGGCATGCCCTCGTCGACCCCGAGCGACGCGATCTCGTTCAGCAGCGCCGGCGCGATGCCGTTCTTCTGCAGCGTCGTCAGCAGCCCTTGGAACACCTTGAGCTTCGCCGCGCGGTTCGTGTAGCTCCGCAGCAGCGACGACGCCGACCGGGAGTCCCCGACCGACACGTCCGACAGCTTCGACTGCACCGCCGACGCCATCGACGTCGCGGACGACTTCAGGTCCGTGAGCTTCGACGATGCCTTCTCGACCGCCGCAGCAGCCGACGTCGACCGCTTCTCGAGCGCGAGCATCTTCTTCTCGGACTGGTCAGCAACACGACCGACCGCGTCCCGGAACTTCTCCGGGAAGCGGGTGTCCGTCGCCAGGCTGAACGCCCGCTGCACCGCGTTGGAGCCAGTCAGCTGACCGGTACGCATCGCGGTGTTGAAGTCGTACACGTCCGACCAGCTCTTGCGCCTCGCGGCAGCAGCCCGGTACTGCGCTGCCCGGGCGGCCTTGAGTCGCTTCTGCCGCTCCTTCTCCGCGGCCGCAGCGGCCTTCTGCGCCTTCGACACCGACCCACCCGAGGCGAGCTTTGTAACGTAGCCGCCGGATGCGTACCGCGCAGCGTTGATCTGGTCGAACGTGTGCACGCCGTACTTCTGGACTGCCGCTGCCCGGATGACGTACTCGCCGTCCGAGAGCATCGCGGGGATCGAGTCTGACGTCGACGTGCCGGGGCCCGAGATGTACCCGCCGCCGGCCTTCTTCTTGGGCAGCATGACGCCGGCACCCTTGCCCGGAGACCCATCGGCGACGACGTTGTTCGTGACCGTCGTGACCGTGATGGTCTTCGAGTTGATGCTGTTCAGCTTCGTCTGCAGCTCGGTCAGCTTCGCGCGGGCGTCCGCGATCTCCGCGCGGAGCGTCGTGGACTTCGACTTCGGGACCGTCGAGAGCTTGGCCTCGAGATCCTTGATCTTCTTCTGCGCGTCGGAGATGTCGCCCTTGAGCTGCGTGACCTTCGATCGCGGGACCGCCTCGACTGCCTTCTTGGCCTTGTCGGCGTCGCTCTTGCCCTTCTCGAATCCGCTGGACTCCAGAACGGTCTTCACGTTGCCCGGGATGAGCTTGTACCGGTCAGCGGCCTCCTTCGCCGCACTGCCGGACATGCCGAATCCCTCGGCCGCCTTGATTGTCGCGTCGCGAGCTTCCTGCATCTTCGCGGCGACTTCGTCGGTCGAGGCACCGTTCTCGTAGAGCGCTCCGGCCGCGGCGATGCCGTCCTGAGCGATCTTGCGGAGAGCATCCCCGTTGGCACGACCCTTCTCCGTGTGGTCGTCGAGGGTGCGCCCGTTCTCCTTCAACGCCGCCGTGGCATCGTCGATGGCCGCGCGGAAGTCCGACTCAGTCGACTCGGCATCGAACTGGGTCGACCCGAAGTTCCGGATCTGGTCCGCGAGCTTCGAGATGTCATCGTCTGCCTGCGACGCGACACCGGACAGCTCGGCGAGCTGCTTGTTCTGAGCAGCGGTGGAGTCCGCGGCGAGCTGCGCCGCGAGCTTGCCCTTACCCTGCGCCAGGTTCAACAGATCCTGCTCGCTGGCCGTCTTGCCGGCCGACGCCGCGAGCGCCTCGAGCTGATCCTTGTAGGGGCCCATCCGGTCCAGCAGCTGCTTTGCGGTCTCCTTCCCGCCACCCATCTGCTTGACGAGCGTGTTGAAGCCATTCGTGGCGGAACCGAAATCGGACTCCGCGGTCGTCGCGAGAGTCGTGCCCATCTGCTTGAACTGGGCCTCGAACCGCTTCGCTGTGTCCGCGGTGTGCATCAGTCCGAAACTGAGGCCGTCCGTGAACTTCGAGAAGTTGATGTTCAGGGCGTCGTCGTTCAGCGCCTTCAAAGCTCCCCGAGCGGTGGTGACCTTCGAGGAGATCGGGTCGAAGCCGACTGAGCTGCCACCGACGAACTGCTGGTTCAGTGACTTCGGGTTGGATGCCGTCATCGCGGCGTTGAGCTTGCGGAGCTGCCCCTCGGAGAGTTCCGCCTCGGAGCCGAGATTGGCGATTGCTGATGTGACCGCAGCGATGCCCAGGATGAGAGTCGTGCCGCCGAGGAACCCTCGGGCGACGGTCCCACCGGTCATCCTAAGGTCCTTCATCGCGGCCTTCGCGGCTGCAATTTTCGGGACCAGGGAGAGGAAGCCGCCCCCAGCGAGCGCTGTGGCAGCGACCAGTGCGGTGAGGCCGAGCCCCAGGCCCAGGAGTGGCTCTGGGGCGTTGCCGATTGCCTGCACGAACCCGGTCGCGTTCTGCGTCAGCGAGCGGAGCATCTCGTTGGATGCGGAACCCGACTTGATGAGTCCGGACTCGAGGGCTGCCCCGAGCTTCTTGACGTCGCCGTTCAGGTTGTCGGTCTTGCCTGCTGCCTGCGCTGCGGCGAAGCCTGCTGCGTTGACAGACCGGATCCACTTTTCGTTCTTCGCTGCGCCGTCGTTCATCAGGATGTTCGCGGCGCGGATGGCGTCGGAGCCGAAAATGATGCCGAGGGCGGAGTCGCGGGATGCGGAGTCGACGCCCTTGAACCCGGCCTCGAGCTGGCCGGCGAGCGCGGTGATGCCGACGAAGTCGCCCTGCGCGTCGTACGCGCTGATGTGGTACTTCTTCATCGCGTCGGTGGCTTGCTTGGTGGGCGTCGCGAGCTGCAGGAACATCTGCTTGAGCGAGGTTCCGGCGTCGGAGCCCATGAGGCCGTTCTGGGCGAACTCGGCGAGGGTGCCGACGGTCTCGTCGATGCTGAGACCGAACTGATTCGCAACGAGACCGGACTGCTGCAGCGCCTGCCCGAGCTGCTCGACGCCGCCGAGTGCCTTGTCCGCGCCGGCGGCGAGGAGGTCGGCGATGTGCGGGACGTCCTTGCCCTTGAGCCCGAACTGGGTCATCGCGGACGCGGCGATCTCCGTTGCCCGGCCGACCTCGATCTGACCGGCCGCAGCGAGGGAGAGGGCACCCTTGAGTCCGCCGCCGAGGATGTCCTTGACGGAGATGCCGGCCTTGACGAGCTCAGTCTCAGCGTCCGCCACCTCGGTCGCGGAGAAGCCGATGCCCTGCCCCATGGTGAGGGCGGCGTTGCGGAGCCGGTCCATCTCGGACGCGGTCGCGTGCGACAGGGACTGCACCTGCGACATCTGCGCGTCGAAGTCGGCGAACGACTTCACGGCGATCGCGACGGCGGCCGCCGCGGCGACGCCGATCGTGGTGATGCCGGCACCGACCTTCTCGAACGCCTGGTGCTGCTTCTCGAGCTTCTGCGCGGCCGTCGCGGTCTGCTCCGCGGCCTGCCGGACCTTGGCCGAGTTCGTCAGGAAGTTCGAGACCTCTGCCCGGATGGAGACGGATACGACGCGGTCAGCCATCGGGGGATCTCGCTTCCTGCTGTTCGGTTGTGAGTGCGGTCCGCTACGCCTCGCGCTTCTCGCGGGGTACGAGCACCACCGGGAACGTCACGCCGTTGACGTTCGCGTTCTCCCCGAGTGCCTCGCGGTACGCGTCCATCCGGTCGAGGCGGGCCTTCTCGGCGAGGTTGATGATCGGTCCCCACGTCGTCACGCCGTCGGGGTCGGTGACAGGGACGCCGGCGCGGAAGTAGCCGGTGCCGTTGGGGTTGTCCGGGTCGTTGTCCGGGGATGTCGCGACGTCGATCGGGATTCCGTTCGGGTCGAGCGACCGCTCGTACGCCTCCACGCCGCGGATGAGCGCGACTTGGTCGGGTGTCCACTCGGAATCCCGCTCGACGCGGACGGAGACGAGCCGTCCGTCGTCGTCGTAGATGGGAGTGTGGGTCTCGCCCGGCTCCTTGCCACGGAGCCGGGCTGGGGAGACCCCGAGGCGGACGGCTAGGCGGACTTCTTCTCGGAGGCGCGGGTTTCGTCCCGCAGCGCTTTTCCCAGCTCGACCGCCCGCTCGCTCTCGCCCTCGTTGAGGGCGTAGATGGCGTTCGCGATCTTCTCGTTGTCCTTGCCGGACAGCAGGACGAACAGGTCGTCCCACTGCTCTTGCGTGAGCTCGCGCTCTTGGTCGTCTTCGATGAGCACGCCAGAGACGACGGCCGCTGCACGGGTGACGGCGTGGATGTTGTAGCCGAAGATCAGCTTGTCGGGGAGGGAGTCCTCGCGGGGCGGGTTGATGATCGTGAGGTCGTTCCACCCGGTGCCCTCCATGCGGGTGAACTTGAGGTCGACGAGCGTGTCGATGTACTCCGCCTTGACGGCGTCGATCTGCTCCTGCAGGACCGCGATCGGGGACTTCTTCGCCAGCCGACCGTCCTGGGGCCTCTGCTTCTCGGCCTCGAGCTGCGCCTCGAGGTCGACCAGGCGCGTCGAGACGTCCTGGTCGAGGGTGACAGTCACGGTCCGCGTCGGCGGCCCCTGCTCTTCCCGGCTCTGCTTGGCCTTGGCGAGCTTGTCGTTGAAGTCCATGTTCTTCTCCACCGTGTTCGTTCTTAGCCACCGTGAGAGGAAGGGCCCGTGCGGGCGGCACGGTGGAACCGCCCGCACGGGAGTAGGGGGGACCGAGAGGTCAGGCCGCGGCGAGGGTGACGTCGCGCTGGACACGGAACTTCTGGATGAAGAAGCTCTGCGTCTTCGTGAAGACGCCGTTCGCGGCGGGCTGGTCCTTCGCCTTGACACCGCACTGGACGTACCAGAGGTCCCACTTGTCCTCGGCGGAGATGTCCTGGTCGTGCGGGACTGCCCAACGGACTGCGAAGACGATGAACGCGCCCTCGACGAGCAGCGGGTCGGCGACGGTGTCCTCGCCGCCGTAGACGTACTGCGCAGTGAGGGTGTCGGTGATCTTGCCGGGCTTGGTGAAGACGGTCGGGGCGGTGAGCCGGTCGTCGTTCACGGACTCCTGCGTGCGGCCGTCGGCCCAACCGGAGCCGGCGGTGAAGTCGTAGGTCAGATCGAGGAACGTGTTCGCCTCGAGGTCCGACACCTTGAGGTCGGTGAGCTTCTTGCCCGCGGTCAGGACTGACGCGGGTGCGCCGAGGACGGTCAGGTTGCCGTCCGCGAGGACGGAGGTGCTGACGGAAGTGGTGTTGATGCCCATCTCAGCGGGCCTCCTTCGGGGTCTCCACCGTGGTGTTCTCGTCGGCGGTTGCCGGCGAGTCAGGCGTGGACGGGGCTTCGATGACCGGTCCGGTCGTCGGCGGCTCGTCTCGCTTGGTACTGGTGCGCTTCGCGGCCGTCTTCCGGGGCGGCTTCTTCGGAGCGGGGGTCTTCGTTGGAGCGAGGGGGAACGCGTCCGGCAGCGCCTTCTGCGTGCTCGCGTGCACCTCGATGTGCCGGTTGTGGGGACCGATGACGGTGACCATGGGGTCGGACATGACGTCTCCTGACATGCGAAAGCCCCGCGGTCAGGCGGGGCTCGGAAGAGGGGCGGATCGGAAGCTGTACTCCGCCGGCTGGTAGGTCAGCGGCGGCGATGTGTCGTCGTCGATGTCCATTTCGTGGAGGACGTCGCGGCGGATCGGGCCGCACCGGCGACCGACCACGGTCGGTATTGCGCCGCGTCCGCTGGGGCGGAGTGCGGCGTCGATGTGCTCGACGGCCCACGCGCACTCGTCGTGGTCCGCCCCGACTGCCATGACCGACCACTCGAGCCAGCGGACGGCGTGGTCGCCGGTGAGGCGTTCCTGGCTGTCGCTGGTGACGCCGGGACGCACTAGGACGTACGGGGTGGCGGCCTTGTCGGGTGCGCGCATCACGTGGACGATGAGCGCGGGGTCGGCGTGCAGGAGCGCGACGACGGCAGCGGTCTCCGCGCGCGTCACAGCCCGGCCTTCTTCAGAGCGTCATCGATCGCCTTCTCCACGCCGCGGTCGAAGCCGGATTCCTCGTCGCGGAGCGCTCCGGAGCCGTAGCCGCGCGCGCCGAGCGTGGGCGCGCCGTTCTCGACGACCTTCACGAACCGAGCCTGCGACCTGCCACGCTCGGCACCGATCTCGGCGGACCGGGACTGACGCGTGCGCTGCGTGTCGTAGGTGATGGTGCGGGATCCGTGCGGAAGGTGGTTCGCGCCCTCGAGCTTGTCCCTCCACGCGTCCTTGATGTTGCGGGCGGACACCTCGACGGCCTTGTCGAGGAACTCACCAGCGTTGTCGGGGACCGTGCCGAGGTCTCGCGCGAGCTTCGTGAGGTCGTCGGCGCTCACAGTGGCCTCCTACGTTGTGACAGTGACGGGGAACCGGCGTGCGGTCGTGTAGGCGGAGGCGAACGGGCCGACGATTCGTGCCGTCGTGCCGGCGAGCCCCGGATCGGTGGCCGATGAGAGGATCTCGACGTCGTGCCCCTTGGTCACGTCAGTCGAGGTGGCGATGGGCAGTTTCAGCGTTGCGTCCTGGATGACGAGCTGCTGCCCGGATTGCTCGGCGGTGGTTGCCTGTACCTGGGCGGCCTTGAAGGTGCAGGGACCTTCGTAGACGGTCTCGGTGACGGTGATCCGCTTCCCAGTGGCTTCGTCGATGCCGCCGTCGACGCGCCGCGTGACTCTGCAGGTGTCGGTCATGCGGCGCTCTGCGAGGGAGCGGCCGCGCTCGAGGACAGTGCTGCCCATCAGCTTGGGACGATCGTGAACGCGCCGCGGCGACGTCGGGCGGTGGGCCGGAGCTGCTCGACTTCCGCGTCGGAGACGTAGAGCACTCCGGCGGAGACCGCACTGTCGCGGCGGTAGGTGTAGTCGTCGAGCGTCTCGGTGAGGTATCCCTCCGGGTTCCGGAGAACACGGATGACGACCGCGGCGACGATCCGCTTGTAGGCCCGCTGGCCGCGTTCCGTTGTGGGTGCGTCGATGCCGACGGCTGCGGCGGCATCCTGGACGATGTCTTCGGCGTCGTCGATCATCGTGTCGATGACGGCCTGCTCCCCCGAGTCGAGGGCGCGGAAGCGGGACACGATGTCGTTCTCGACGACGTTAGGCCAGGGCATGGCACCTCCCGGGTCGGTGTGTCGAAGTTGTGGGGCGGCGGCCACCTCGACTGAGGTGGCCGCCGCGTTGCCGTCACTCCTGGGTGTCGGCCTTGTGCTTGTCGACGAGCGCGATGATCGCGTTTCGGTCGGCGTCCTCGGGGACCTCGATGTCGAGGCTCTTCGCGTACGCCTGCCACACGGGCAGCCCGGAGCCGCGACCCGAACGAGCGGGCTCGTTCTCGTCGGCTTCGTCGATCTCTTCGTCGTCCTCGAACGAGGGCGCGTCACCGTCCCAGGCGGCCGGGTTGGTGATGCGCTTCTGCGCCCACTCGGGGACCTCGGAGTCCGGGCCGAACACGTGGCTCGCGCCGTGCTCGTCGCGGACGTGGACGTTGCTGAGCAGGCTCACCATCAGACCACCGCCGCGTCGAGCGAGAGGGCGGCGTTGGCGAGGACCGGCAGTGCGATCGCGTCGGAGATGACCTCGGCGATGACCGGGGGCTTCTCGTTGCGGTACACGCCGGTGACGACGCCGGGCTGCTCCGAGGCCTCGATGGCCCACTCGGGTTCCTGCGAGGTCAGCGTCTGACCCCAGAAGGTGTTGCCGAGGGGGTTCGGTGCGTCCGAGTTCGGGTCGGTCGGTGCCGGCAGGAGCAGCAGCTTGTTGTCCGGGAGGACACGCTGCGCGCCGCTGCCGATGTCGACCTTGCGGTCGTACCGGGTGATCGGCGCGAGGCCCGCCGACTCGATCTGCGCGTTGACCTCTTCCACCGTCGCCGGTCGGGACGCGCCGTTGAGCAGCTGCGTCGCGAACTCGTCGCCGGAAGCGAGGAGACGGAACACGCGGTTCGACATGAGCATCGACCCCGGGTCCTCGCCGGTCGCGTCGCGGTAGGTGTCCGACCATGCTTCGAGGTCGGCGAGACGGCTGACCGTCTTGTCCGACCAGACCTGCGCCGCGGTGACGCGGTTGCCGGCGGGACGGCCGAAGTCGTCCTCGGACTTGAAGTTGTCCTGGTCGATCGTCGCCTTGCCCGTGTTGAGCACCACGCCGCGGAGGTACTCGATCGCGTCGGCGACGGCCTGGACAACCACGTCGGTCGTCTTCTGAACCGAGCTGAGGATCTGGTCCTCGGGGGCGTTGCGCAGCCGCAGCTGCTGGTACTCGCCGATCGGGATGTTCTGCCCGAGTGCGGGCAGCTCGAGCGTCACTCGCTTGCCCTTCGGTGCCTTGCCGACCTCGGGCTCCGCGTCGAATGCACGGAACCTCGCGGCCTGCACGAGGCCGGTCTGCCCCATGACGAACCGGACCACGACGTCGGCGACGTTGAGGTTCGGGAGGTACTGGGCGAGCGAGCCCTTGCGCTTCTCGTACTCCTCGAGGGAGGCGCGGGCGTACCCGGTCAGAGTGGCCGGGTCGATGACGTCAGTCCAGAGTGCCACTGGTCATCCCTCCTAGATGTAGACGATGGTCGTCGCGTTCTTCGCGGCCGAGGGGGCGGCGAAGTTCGCGAGGGCGGCGAGGATGGTCTTGACCTTCGCCGTCTTCACGCGGCCGTGGTCGAGGACCGGGGCCGGCAGGTCGGCGGTGCCGCTGACCTTGAAGTCGGTGAAGAGGTGACCGGCGAGGATGCCGGCGTCCGTGGTCGTGCCCGCGGTCGGGTCGTAGGGGACCATGAGGCCCCCAACCTTCGCGAGGGGCATGCCGGACGGGATGTACCCGTCCGGGTAGTGCGTGGCCTTGGTGAAAGCCGAGATGTCGATCGTCTCCGTGCGCGCGTTGCCGATGCCGTGAGCCGAACCGAGCCAGGACTGGTCACCGCCGCCGAAGGTCTCAGAGGTGAGACGGGGCATGTGGGATTCCCTTCTAGGTGGTCTTCTTGTGCTTGTTGTCGAACAGCTCGCGGCCTGCGGCTACCGTGCCGCTGCCCGATCCACCGCCCGCACCCTGACCGGGGATCTTCCCCGAGCCGGCGTTGAGCTTGACGATCCGGTCGGCCTGCTTCTCGAGGTCTTCCTTCGTCGTGGCAGTGAGCAGGATGAGGTCGTCCTTCGCGATGCCCTTGTCGAGCGCGACCTGGCTGCGGACGAGCTCGACCCGGGTGGTCTCGAGCTCGGTCTGCGTCTCGTTCGCGGTCTTCTCGGCTGCGGTCACCCGCTCCTCGAACTGGCTGAGCCGCTGCGTGACGTCGTCGTTCTGGCCGGAGCCAGCACCGCCCGCCGCCTGCGCCGCGTCGTACTTCGAGGCCTTGTCCTTGAGCACGTCGAAGTCCTTGAACTTGTCGCGCTCTCGTCCGAGTCGGTCGCCGATGATGCGGTCGAGCTCTTCCTGCGTCGCCGGCGGCGTGTAGGTGTTGTTCGCACCCTCGTCACCGGTGCCGCCCGCGTCGGCGAAGCGGATCCCCATGAGTTCGAGTCGGCTGAGCTTGCGCGGGCCGAAGCACGGGGAGGTCGTGATCTGTTCGATTCCAGACATGGGGTCTGTACCCTTTCGTTCCGTAGGCCCGTCGGCATGACCGCGCATGCGCTGCGCGTGGGCGCTTCCACCGGAGACGGTGGGAAGTCAGTTGATGTACGCGTACTGCTTGAGGAGCCGGCGCAGCTTGTCGCCGTCGCCGCCGGCCATCTGCACGAGCGTCTCGGGCATGAGGCGAAGGCTGGTGGTGCGCCGGTATCGGTCGCCAGCGGCCTTCGTCATCTCTTGCTGACGTCGGTACTGCGCGCGTCCGTACGCCCCGCGGATCGTGGTGCCTTCGCTGGTCGCGTAGACCTTGATCCGGTTGCCGTCCGCGTCGTACCCGAGCGGCGCGCGGAGGCCGGAGCGGGCCTCGGTGAGTCCCCCGGGCCCGACCGCGTTCCGTCGGGCGTTCACGACGTTCTGGATGTCCGCGCCGTGCCGGATCGCTTCCGCGCCGGCGTTCGTGAAGACGCGGTCCTGCTCCGACAGACTGAGCGACTCGAAGTAGTCGTCAGCGGACCGGAAGAACCCGCCGGGTACCGGTGAGTCCCACTCCGGAAGCGGGCAGGCGGTGCAGTGGCAGTTCGGGTGCCGGTCGAACGCCTTCTCAGCGGAGGCGGTTCCGGCGAGAATCGCGCATCTCGAGCATGCTCCGGGCGAGATCACTCGGACGTACCGAGTGATCTGCTTCCCGATCATCGAGACACGGTCCGACTGGCGGCCGGCGTCAGCGATCGCGGACTGCACGATCGTGGCGAGGAACGATGCGCCCGCTTCGAATGCCCGTGGCGCGGCGAGCCCGCGCCCGACCAGAGCCTTCGTGGTCGTCACGGCCCCGTACATCGCTGGCCCGATCTCGCGGCCGTCGATCATGACTCCGGTGAACGCGTCCGGGTTGACGGTCGCGCTGCCGGCGTCGCCGCCCTGCGCTGCTACCGCGTCGGTGACGAAGGCGTCGGACTGCGCTGCTGCGACGCGCTGCGCTTCCGACACCTGATCGACGAGGACCGGGGCGATGACACCCCAGGACGCCTCGAGGTAGTCCAAGTCCGCCGTACGCCACGACGCGGCAGCGCGCTCCACCGCCGCGGCGGCGATGAGAATCCGACTGCGCTGGTGCCGGCGGGCGAGGTCAAACGGCGACGCCACTGTCCACTCCTGCCGCCGCACGCTCGGCATCCGCCGCCGCTCTCACTCCCGCGGCGAGAGTCGAGTCGTCCGCCGCAGCGTCCGCGTCGCGCATCCGATCGCGCTGTCCCTGCGTGTAGCCGAGGTCTTCGCGTGCCTGGTCGACGGTGATGATCGACCGGCCGGACGAGTCCTTGGCTTGGACGAGCTTCACCGTGCCGTCTGCCTTCTGCGCGAACGTCGGCGTCGCCGGGTCGCTCCACATCGTCTCGATCTGGCGCGCCTTCTCGTCCGCCGGCTTGCCCTGCGTCAGCAGGACCAGGCGCTGCACCCGCTCCCACCGCGTCGACAGGACGGACTGCTTCCGCTCGGCCCGCTTCACCAGCTGCGACTCCGAGGACCGGATCGCATCGGCGGACGCCGGGTTGTCGCCGACGAACGGCAGGTAGTGCGCCGGCAAGCCGAGCTGCATGAACGCGAACTGCACCAGCAGCTTCGCGGTCGCGTGGAAGTTGTCCAGGCTCGCCTCGGCGAACTGCCCGAACTTCGCGTCCTTGTTCTCGACACCCCAGAGTCGACCGGCGATGAGCGAGAACGTATCGAGCGGCTTGCCGGCCTCGTCGACGAAGTCGGTCTCCGTGAGGCCGGTCGCCCAGCGGCGCGGCATCGCGTGGAACTCGCCCGACACGAGCATGTCGGTGAGGTTCTTGTTGAGCGCCTCGGTGGGGCCGATGAGGTCGTGGAACACCGAACGGCCGAGCCGCTGGTCGGACCGTCCCGGCACGCGCCGGCCGAGGATGCGCGGGTCGTTGATCAGCGGGACGAGTCGGGGCAGGTCGAAGGTGTTCTCCTCGGTCTTGCCGTCGACGGTCCAGCCGGTCGCCTTCGGCTTCTTCACCCAGGTGGTGCGCCCGGTCGGGTAGAAGAGGTTCACCCAGCGGGCTCCGTCTTCGTCGGTCCACTGGTTGACGCCGTATCGCACGTTGTGTGTGCGGGGGTCGTCCTCGTGGATCGCATCGAATGCGGACTGTGCGGTGATCAGCGGCACGTCGTCGTCGCCTTCGCCGACGAGGACGTATGAGCGGCTGATGGCGAGGCTGTCTCGGTGCGCCTGCTGCGAGAGCATGTCGCCGTCGTTGTGCTGCCAGACGTCCCAGAGGTCCTTGTCGCCGTCGTCCTTGCCGGGGAACCGGAACCCCATGATGTCGAGACGGTTCTCGTAGACGTCGGTCGTGTACCGCGGCAGGTTGATGACGAGGTCGACCAGTCGTGTGCCGATCTGCTCTCGGACCTCCGGCGCGAGGTACTTGAGACCCTGCTCGCCCTCGAAGTAGTCGTCGTACCGGGTCAGGAAGCGGCGCTCCTGGCTCAGCCGGCGAAGGAGGCGATCGCGGACTGCTTCGGCGTTCTCGATCACGCGTCGCCTCCTTCTGCTACCGCCAGACGCGGACTTTGGACTTCGTGGGGGGTTTCCAGCCGGCGGTGATGGCGTCGGCGCGTGCTTCGTACGCGAGGGCGGCTCCGACGACGGAGTCGATCTTGCGTTCGCTGTTCGGGTTCTCCTTGCCGACCAGACGGTGCGGGCCGCGCTTCTTCACGTAGGCGTTCCGGAAGTGCTCCATGAACACGGGGTCGCCCGAGTGCCACGCCTGCCCCGTCTTGAGGTCGACGTGGAGTCGGTCGAGCGCCGCGGCCATCGGCACGTAGCGGCTCGTCGCCCATGGGATGACGGTCTCCCCGAACTCCTGCTCGAGGTCGTCGATGTCGGTCCGCCACTCGTGCGGGTCCGCGTACAGGCGAGAGACCGTGTAGGCCTTGAACGTCTGCCGGATCGTCTCGAGCACCTCGGACCGAGGCACTTCCCACCACATGCCGGCGGGCCCAGCGGGCTTCGCCCAGATGCCGATCGGGAAGAGGAAGCCGTCGGACATCCGGCAGCCGATGAGGACCGTGGAGTCGTCGTTGAGGCTGCCGTCGAAGCCGAGCGCGATCGACTCCTTGGGCGCGAGCTCCGTGTCAGGCCGTTCCCGGGTGTCCTTGCCCTCGCCTGGCTGCGTGGCGTCCTGCTTCTCGACGATCGCAGCGGGGATCCACGCATCCGACGACGACAGCGGCCGGTTGAGGTAGTACCGGGCTGCGGTCTCCTCGTCCGGGCACTTGCGCGGGTCGTTCATGTCCCGCCACTTGCGGTCCATGTCCTGCCACGGCACCGACGCGCCGTACACGTAGTTCAACTGCTTGATCGTGTGCTCGTAGTTGGCGATGTCGATCTTGCCCTTGGCCTCCCGGTGGTCCACGTGGACCCGGTTCGAGAGCTCCTTCTTCCGCCAGGCCGTCAGCGTGTCCTCGAAGACACTCATCTCACCCGGCCGGTACGCCGTCGACGTCTGCAGCAGCCACGGCTCGGCCTGCTTGCGCTTGGAGAGGTTCCGAGACATCGTCTCGAACATCCGCTTGAGCTCCTTGAGCACGTAGAGGTGCGTCTCGTCAGCAACAGCGAACGTCTCCTTGCCACCGTCCTTCGACGCAGCACCCGACGTGACCGCAGCGATGTACCCGCCGTCCGGCAGGTAGATCGTGGTCGCGGCATGCACCTGCCGGATCCCGCCCGAGCCGGCGTACACCTCGGGCATGTTTTCCATGCCCCAGTTCACGATGTACGCGGCGTTCTCGAACGTGTTGCCGGCCTGCGACTCCTCGGTCGCCATGCACTTGATGATCGGCGACGTCACGCGCCGACCGACCGGCTGCCCGGCCTCGTCCCAGTGGTCGAAGCGGCACTCGCCGTAGGCCTCCCACACGACAACGAAGCCGGCGATCTCTGACTTCGCGCGGCCCTTGGGGCGAGAGAGGACGCCCTCGTCGTACGCGCGGCGACCCGTCTCCGGGTCGAGGCGGTACATCTCGATGAGGAAGTCGGCCATCTCGTCGTCGACTTCGACGGGGGTGCCCTCGATGTCGCCGGGGCCGTGCACCATGTACTGCTCGATGAAGTCGATCGCCGCGTAGCCGAGGGAGCAGACCTGACCCTCGAACAGCGGCGCAAACATCAGCTACCTGCCGACCGCGCCCGATGACGTTCGAGGCTGGACACTCGAGCGGGCCCGGTGGGCGTGCTCGCGCCACTCGACTGGTACGCGCCTCGCGCTCCGCCGCGGGCCTGCGGGCGCTTGCCGCTCTCGCTGTCCGGCAGCCGGAGGGAAGCGATGAGCTGCTTCATCAGGTTCGCCGTCGCGTTCGCAGCCGACAGCGCCTGGTCGATCCGGAGCTCGTAGTCCTCGGTCCGCGTGTTGTGGGTGAGCTTCGCCCAGGTGTCGACCTCGCCGCGGAGCAGCTGGTCGAGCTTGTCGAGGCGGTCCTTCGCACGGCACGCCTCGGTGAGGGTGACCTGCTGCGTGACGTCGAGCGTGTGCTCGCTCGTCACGGAGGTCCACAGCTTGCGCCCACCGGTGCCGAGGCCGGCCGGTGCGGACTGTCGCTTGGGAGCATCGGGCATGCTCATCAGCCCCCCTCTGGGCAACATTTCAGGTCTGTGAACTGCGAGACACCTCCCCGGCGGTCCCGAAGACGGGGCACCGGGGGCTCCCTCCCCACCCCATATATCGATATGTTGGGGCCGAAAGTCAGTTGGAGGCGCTTCTACCGTGCGTTCCACGGTTGCAGCGGACGTGTTCAGGGCCGCGGTAGCGGCGTCGGTCTTGGTCGTCATGGCCGAGGTCCCAGGGCTGTCCGGCCTTGATCGGCTCACCGCATCGCCAGCACTTGACGGTGCCGGAGTCGACCTTCGGTGCCCACTCGCGCCTCAGCCGGTCATGCGCGGCGTCGTAGCCTCGCTGCTGCCGTGTGCCGCGTGCCTGGTCCCTCTGCCTGGCGTGTGTCGGGCATCGGCCGGTGGTGGGGATGATCGCTGGGCAACCAGGCTCGCTACAGACTCGAGCCATGCGTCCTCGCGTTGCCCGCGAGGAGGAGCCGGTCACGCTCAGCGGTGACCTCGGCGAGCTGGACGTGCAGCGCTTCCATCTCGGCGTCGTACGTGCCACCGGCGAGGATGCGGTTGATGGTGCCGATCTGGTTGCGGATGCGTGCCTCGTACCGTTCACCGACCTCGGCCACGCGCTTGAGATGTTCTTCCTGTCGCACGTCAGTCCTCTTCGTGGTTGGGGCGGAAGCCAGAACGGATCGGCGGGTGATACTGCACGCGTGCGGACTGCATGCCGACGCGTCCATCCGGATCGGAAGGTGGCGTGTAGAAGCCCATGCGGTGCAGCCGTTCGTCGCCGCCGTACGTTGCCTCGATCGCCGTGTCGTTGTCGCGGTGCTCGAACTGCTCCTCGCCGTCGTCATGATGGCGGTTGCGTGTGATGCTGAGGCTGAGCGCGTGGCGGATCTTCACGGCGCTGAACGCAGACGATCAGCGGCCTCGTAGACGGTGGTCCGTCCGTCGAGGCTGCGCAGCTTGCGGGTGCCGCCCCGAAGACCGACGACCTGCCACGCCTGCTCGCGGTGCAGGGCGGTGGAGCCAACGGGGAAGCGTGCGCTCACGGTCAGCTCCTGTCTTCGATGACGTCGGCCATCACCTCGTTGATCTCGGCGACAGTCTCGGGTGGCGGTGTCGGGCGGGGCACGTTCGATCGCGTGCTGTGTGCGCTGAGGTCTGGGTCGTCCACGCTGACGCTCCTGGTGGGTGAGCCCCGCGTCGCCCTCGACCCGAACGAGTGCGACGCGGGAGTGTGTTCCTCGTGCTCGCGCCGCGTGCGGTGGTTCGCTGTGCGGCCGGTGCTGCCCCGCCGTGACAGGGCGGGGACGGCGGCAGGTGCGGGCAAGGTGCGTGTCGGCGGGCACGGGGAAGTGTGACGTCCGCTGACGGAGACGACCCGGTCACTGTCCGGCCGGACGCAGTGACGCGTCCTGTCGCCCATCCGGGCTGGCCTGATTGTCGCGGGCGGCGCTTGCTGCCTCGCTCGGCCTCCGGGTCGCTCTTGGCGTGATCTCCGGATACGACAAATGCCCGCCGGTTTCCCGGGCGGGCATGCGATGTCACGGACACACTAACCGACGAATGAACAGGCGCACAACTACGCGGGTCCGGCGTGTCGGTGGCTGGGGTGATGATGGCCGCATGACGAACGACGAGCGGCAGATCCTCGCCTTCGAGGAAGCACACCCGCGGAACGATCGCCGCAAGGAGGGCGCGATCCGGACCGAGCTGTCGATGTCGTGGGTGCGGTACCAGCAGCGTCTCCTCGGCCTCGTGCGCCGTGAGGATGTCGTCGCCGAGTACGCGCAGGTCGCGCACCGCGTGGAGCGGGCGACGACAGCGGGAGTCACCCGCCGCGCCGCCCGCCAGCTCTAGGCCGTCACCTCCCCCGCGGGCGCTGGCTCCGCGCCGACCGGCCGCCGCATGTTCGTCGCCAGGCGCTGCACCTGCTTCCCTCGCCAGATGTCCCGCAGGTCGCCGGCGCGGACGTACACCGTCCCGTCCGTCGTCTGCGTTGCCAGCCCGTCCTCGCGGATGTACCGGTTCAAGGTCTGAGACGTGAGGCGCATCTGGTCAAGCGCCTGCTTCTTCGTCCACCACTCGGCAGGCTCGGGTGCCTCCTCGATCCGGATGTCGGTGACGAGCGACCGGACGCCTCGGTCCTTGAGCAGTGCCTTCGCGTCGCCCTCGAAGGCGCAGTAGCTGCACACCAGGGCGATGTCGGACACCTGGTCACCGCGGCGCTCGATCGTCATGGTCTCCGTCGCGCAGACGGGGCACGGCCGGGGCAGCGTCGGCCGTGCTCTCGGGGCGCGCATCGGGAACCGTGCCCGCAGCTGACCGAGGAAGTCGTCGACCGCAGCGAAGTAGACGCCAGCGTCCGGCTGCCGGCGGATCGCGTCGTGGTGCAGCAGCAGCCACGTCGTGAGCGTCTGCGTGAGGCCCCACGCGCCGAGCGGCGTGACCGTGGACCGGAAGCCTTGGGGGCCATCGTCGGTCGCCCACGCGTACGTGGCGGCGACGGGAGGCTGGATCTGCAGGACCGGTGCCCAGTAGTGGACCCAGTTCAGCAGGTGCGCGTACACCCGGTCGGACGCCTCGAGCGGGTCCACCCGGATCGGCAGCGGTGCCTCGGCGCTTGATGCTCGGGGCTGACCGTCGGACGGCTGGGCGCTGCCCGGCGCGACCTGCCCGCGGACGTGGGCGACGAGGTCCGCGGCGTTGACGAGCTTCGCCCGGGCGTAGGACGCGGAGACCGCCAGGCCGATCGCGGCGTCGTCGGTGGTGTCGGTGTCGTGGGAGACGTCAGTGCTCAAGGGTGCTCCTTCGAGGTCTGCGGCGAGCGCTGTGGCTGTTCGGTGGTGGTCATGCGTTGAGGCGGGAACACTCGTCGCAGTGGCAGTCGTCGTCCGCGTCGGAGTGGATCCAGTCGACAGAGGCGACGGAGAGGACCCCTGAGCCGTACGGGTCGAGGGCGATCTGCACGAAGTGGTCTCCGGTGCAAAGCACGGTGTCCATGTCGTGTCCACGCCCGGGGCGCGCTTCGTCCCGGTACCTGGTGAGCCACCACGGGTGAGATTCGGTCCAGCCTGGAATGGCTTCGACGCCGTGCTGGTCGCGTGCGCGGTTGACCATCTCGACGAGGGCGGCGCGCTGCTTCGGTGTCGGCTGAGGACGGGCATGTTCGGTCATGGGTCTCTCCTGGTCCGGGAACGACGACGGCGAACGCTCCGCTGCCGGAGCGCTCGCCGTGATGGTGATGGCTGGTTGTTGGGGCACAGCTCGGGGAGCTCCTTGCACTGCGTTACGCAGCGCTCCCCGGGCTGGTGGAGGGGTTCGAGCATCAGGGGTAGCGCTCCGGGAAGAGCTGGCGCATCGCGCCGTCGATGTCGACGCTGTCGTGTCGGCGCTGCGCCGGATCGGGTGTGCAGTACGGGCACATGTCGGCGGCGTGGTGGTTGTCGAGCTCCCGCGCGTGGATCGCGGCGACGGCGTCGGCCAGTTCCTGCGCCAGGTCCCCGTGTCCGTCTGTGACGAGCTGCGCCTGGGCGGTGCGGACGGTGGCGATGATCTCTTCGGGCAGCCTCACGACTTCACTCCGAGCAGCGCGCCCAGTACCCGCTCGAACTCGCGCGCGTCGCCGCTGCGTCGGTAGTCGATGTGGGCGGCGCGGACCTTCTGCAGCGTCTCGATGTCGCGGTACACACCGACCAGCGAGCGACCCGCCATCTCAAGCCACTCCGCACGGCGATACACGCGGACCGCCGCCTCGACCTCTTCGACGGTGAGGCCGGCCTTCGCTGCCGCGATGCCGAGGTCCTCGACCGTCTTCGGGTCCCCGTACAGCCGCAGCCGGACATCCCGGGCCGTGCTATCCGCGAGAGCAGCGAACGACGCGCACAGGTCGCGCCACCACCGGCGCAAGGTCTGCCGCGCGGTCATCGCTGCACCCCCTGGTGCTCGATCAGGGCGCGGCACCACTTCTGCGCGACCGCGGCCACCTGGATCAGCTCGTCGAAGAGCTTCTCTGGGTCGTCCTCCGCGTGCGCCTCGAGGTACTCCTCGTTGAGGATGTCCGCGTAAGTGACGCGGCCGAGGTGCATGGCGTTGTCGGTGTGCTCCTTCGCCCAGGACTGCATCTCCACGGCCGTCGAGTAGATGTCGCCCTCGAGGATCGGTTGCAGGAACGCGAGCGGGAGACTGTCCGGGCCGGTGCCGTTCGGCAGATCCCTGGGGTCGCCCCACTTCACGTCCTGTCGGATCCGCTCGTCGAGGACGAGGCGGCTGATGTGGGCGTCGATGCTGGTGACGGTCATCGGATCACCCCGCGGTCCTTGAGCTCCTCCAGGAAGAGCTGCGCCTCGCGCACCTGCGAGACCGGCTCTCCCCCGAGTCCGCCGTGCCCGAAGATGAGCTTCGTCCGGAACACCCGAGAGATCTCGCGCACGAGCTCGCTCTCGTCGACGATGCGGACACGGCCGGCCGCAAGCGCTTCGGACAGTTCGAGGACGCGTTCACCGATGGCGGCCTGCACGTCGGCGGTCTGTTGTGCGGCGCGGCCGAGATCGGTGTCGTCGCCGGCGACAGCGCCGAAGGTCTGCTCGGCGACTGCTGTGGCTTGCATGGTGGGGATGAGTGCCAGCGCTACCCGCTGGTCGGTGGTCAGTTCGGCCATGTCGTGTTCCTCCTCGGGGAACGAAGGACGGCGAGCACCCCTGGTCGGGGTGCTCGCCGTGTGGGGTCGGTGATGGATAGGGTCCAGGCGTGCATGACTGGTACGACTGGTTGAAGGACATCGGGTTGCCGACGCTGACTGGTGTCGGGTCCGTGGTTGTCGGTGCTGTCGCGATCGTCGTCGCACGGCAGTCCCACAAGCTCGCGGTTCAGGTGCGCTTGGACGAAAGCAAGCGCGACAGGGGTGCTGCCCGAGAGCGGTACCGGGACCAGCTGTTCCGGACCGTGGAGCCCACGGTGACGGCGATGCTCGACCATCGTGCCGAGATGCTTTCTTCTCGAAGGGTGGGTACCGCCGACGAGCGCAACCTGCTGTCCAACGCGATCGCAAGACTCAGGCTGGTGCTGGCCGTTGTCAGCGAGCACGACCGCCCCGTGATCGACGCCGTCGTCCGTTGCTACCGCAAGGCAAGCGATCACACGGACTGGCGCATCGGTGCTGCAGTCGCAGGCGGACTCTCTGTTGTGCTGCCGTCACTTCTCACCGACGATCACGACGTCGCCAGGCTCGTCGCCGATGCCGAGAAGCTGATGCCCGAGGCGATCGCCGCGGCCGAAGAGGCCGACAAGTACGACGACGCTGACGACTACTGACGAGCGACCTGGTTGGGCAGCTCAGGGCCTTCGTCGCTCAAGACGATCCGCATGGATGGAGTCCTTCGCGGCGTCGATCAGCTGCTGCCCGAGCGCTGCGGCGTCCTTCGCTGCGAACGCGACCTTCGAGCCGCGGCCGACCTCGAGGAGGACGACTCCGGAGCGGTGGTCGACGGAGACGGGGAGGCCGCCGGTGGTATGGATCGGATCGGTGGGCATCTAGTCCTCCTCGTCGTCGGCGTACTCGCGGCACATGATGTCCGCGGTGTCCTCGTCCACGCCTTGGTCCAGGAACTGCTCGTAGAGCTCCTGCTGCAGGATCGTGCGGCCGCTCAATGGTCGAGCTCCCGTCCGAGTTCGTCGATCGCAGCCAAGGCGAGCGCGCCAGCCTTCTCCCGCATGCGATCCGGGGTGGACGGCTTCCAGTGCTCGGCGGCCCACGGCCAGATCCGCGGCGGCCCCATCGACACCAGTTGCTGGTGCGATTCGAGGTAGCCCGCTGCGGCTTCGTAGGCGGTGGCGGCAGCAAGGAGTTCACGTGCGTGACCTCGGTCGTGGGAAGAGCCGTACCCCTCGTCGAAGATCTGCCTGCTGCGCTCTTCCTCGATGGCTGGGTGGACGCCGTGGTTGGCGGGCGTGAACGTGGTCATGCTGCTTGCTCCTTGTCGGTTCGGGCGAGAATCTGCTCGGCGAGGGCCCGAGCGCGGGTGGTGTCCTGGACGGCGTTGGCGAAGAGCTTCCCGTCGGGGTTGACGAGCGGCTCCGCCTGGTTGCGCTTGATCTGCAGCGCTTCCATCAGGGCCGGGTCGGACCCCTCGGTGCTGTTGAGGAAGTACGCGACGGGCGGCTCGTCGCCCATGCCGTCGCGTCGGAGGCGGCCGATCGCCTGCTCGTGTACCTGCGGTGACCAGTCGAGCTCGCCGAACACCGCGGTGCGGGACACGAGCTGCAGGCCGTCGACGCCTGCACCGGACCGGAGGGACATGATCAGGATCCGGGAGTCGCCGTGCACGAACGCGTCGTAAGCGGCGTCCTTCTGGCGGGACGACTCGGTGCCGGTGTACATGATCGGCTTGTACTCGGCGAGCATCTCGTTCCAGACGTCGTACACGGCGCGGTGCCAGCCGAAGAGGACGACCTTCTCCTCCGACTCGAGCAGCAGCCGGACGAACTCAGCGACGAACGGTGCCTTCGCGATCCCCGTCGCTTCGCGCAGCTTCCAGTCGAGGTCCCCGGCAGCCCGGAACTTCTCCTGCCGGGTCGCGGTGTCGGACAGGATCAGTCGCGCCATGGCCGCGGCGTCGCCGGCGACCGCGTCGAGTGCCTTCGGGTCCGCGTCGATGAACTGCGGCACCTTGATCGTCTGCGGCAGCTCCCGGCCGACGTCCTTCCGAGTCCGGCCGAGCATGAGGCCCTGCTCGCGGAGGTACGAGCCGAGCGCGGCCGGGTCGCCGACCTTGATGTGGCTGCTCCACGACGTGCTCCCCCACTCTCGGAGGAACTCGTCGCGGGAGCCGAGGACGCCCTCGGAAAGGATGTCGAGCAGGTTCCACACCTCGCCGCCGTAGTTGTAGACCGGCGTCGCGGTGAGGCCGAGCGCGTACCGGGCCTCGCGGGCGATCGACGCGGCCGCGGTGCCCTTCACGGTCTCGGTGCCGCGCCGGAGGTCTTGGATCTCGTCGAAGATGACCGTCTGCGCCCAGCCCCGCAGGTGCTGCGCCCACCCGGCGAGCCTCGAGTACGGGACGATCAGCACGTCGGGCCGGTCACCGCGCTCGAACGCGGCGCTCGGCTTCGTCGACTTCGCCACCTCGAACGTCAGTGCCGGGAACGCTTCCTGCAGTTCCGTCACCCACCGGGACGGCAGGTGCGTTGGCGGGATGACGACCGCCGGCAGCGCGTCCTCGTGTGCGAGGGCGAGCAGTCCCGTGAACGTCTTGCCGAGGCCGACCTCGTCGGTGAGCAGGAGACGGGTGGAGGTGCGCAGGAGGTCTACGGCGGTGCGCTGGTAGTCCCGCGGCGTCTTGGCTGGCTCGAACGTGAACGCGTCCCGCGTCGCGGTGCCCGCGAGCACCTCCCCGATGCGCGCCTCACGGCGTTCGTACCGCCCGGCGGCTTCGCTGAGCGCCTGCGCGCTCCGCTCGTCAGCCGGTTCAAGCGGCCACCGCAGCAGCATCCAGCTGAGGTCGTGCGCGGTCTCGTCGGTGGCGAGCATGTTCACGGTGCCGCGGGTGGTGGCGCGGGCCCGGGCGAAAATGCGTTTCGCGCGGACGGCGACGGCGGGCTCGACCTTCAGCTGCCAGGCCGGCTTGCCGCGGGTCCAGTCGTGGCCCGTCGCGATGTACGCGTACGTGCCGTAGGTGCGGGTCATAGGGCTGCTCCGATCAGGGAGATGAGGTGGACCGGCTTCCCCTCGAGGTCGGCCGGGATGTGGTGGTGGGCGACGCGGGTGGTGACGAGGACTAGCTCGTCGACGTCGTCGCACTTCGCGTACCGGGTCAGCTGCCGGACGACGTTCGCCCAGGTGCCGGCGACCTTCACCTCGATACCGATGCGGTCGTCGGTGAGCAGGTCGATGCGAGAGCGTCCGTCGGACAGGACGACCTCGCGGCGGGCGGCGATCCCAGCCGCGTCGAGGGCGACGGCGATGCCGGCCTGCAGCTCGTCCTCGTGCACGTGGACGAGGACGGCCCGCTCGATCACCTTGGTGATGGCGATGACGGCCATGGAGAGGCGCCTTTCATGCATATGCGTAGCCGCGATACGGTCTGCGCGTGATGCTTTTGGACATCGATTGGCACCCCGTCGACAGCTATGAGTGGTGGAGAGACGTTGGGACTGGCTCACTTGGGGTGATTGCTGCGGTATTGACGGCGGCCGCCACAATCTGGGTGGCGATCAGGTCGCACAATCTCGCCAAGAAGGTCGCAGAGGACGCAGCAGAGCGAGCCGACCGCGATCGGCGAGACGCGGAGAGACGAGCAGAAGACGACCGCGCGGACCGGTACAAGGACCAGCTAGGTCGAGTCATCGATTCAGCGATGACCGCGCTTGTGGCCTACGGCAATGCAGTCACCGAGGGACTCGGCTGGACAGATGAGCAGAGACAACTTCACGCCGCCAGCCAGGCACGTCTGATGCTCGTTCACGCCACGGCGAACGAACACGACAAGCCAGCGACTCAAGCCGTCTACGAGGAGTTCCACAGCAGTGGACACAGCGCGCGCTGGGACGTGCGCAGAAGTGTCGCTGGCTTGCTCGCTGGGGCTCTCGCCAACGTGCTGGCGCGACAAGACAGCGTGGAGACGATCGAGGCCAACGTCCGCGCCTTCATCGAGCAGGAGGAGAAGGCTGCGAGAGAACGCTCCCGTGCTCGAATGAGTGCCCAATAGCAGGCGCAACGCGTCAGTGCCAGCGGTTCCGCCATGCGTCGTCCGTCACGACCCGAGCGACGAAGACGCCGCCTGCAGCGATGAGGCAACAGACGGCGTCGATGACTACGGCGAGCGCCGGGTTCACGGTGTGAGGTCGATCGTGTCGGCGACCGTTGTGAGGACTCGTGCGACGGCTGCGGTGAGGTTGCTGCCGCCGCCCTGGTACCCGTGCTCGATGTTGTCGGCGTACCGGCGGAGCATGCCTGCGTCGGTGTCGTCGGGGCCCCTGTAGGCGACGGTGGCTGCCCGCGCCAGGCGTTCGGCGAGTGTTGGCGAAGTCTGCTCGTGGTGGTCGATCCAGTGCTGCTTCTCTCGTCGCGCTGCGGCGTCGAGTGCCTGCATGTGTCGGCGCAGGATGTCGGGGAGGTCTGCGACGGGGAATAGGGAGCCTTCGACCTCAACCTCGGTGGGGTCGTTGTTCAGGCTCTTCGGGCAGCAGCAGGGCTCGTCGTACGCGGTGGTCATGAACGCGCAGAGCGTCGAGTGCGGCACCGCTGCCAGTGCCGCTCGCAGCTGCTCGAGCTCGTCCGCTGCCGCTCGGGAGAGGGTCGCGAGGTCGGTGGCGACGGTCATGGTGGTGAGCGTCATCCCGGACTCGTGCCAGCCGGTGACGGCGTCGGCCCATCTGCGAAGGTTGCCGGTGTCGACGGTCACTGCTCACCTCTGTCAGTGAAGAGCACGAGCGTGGTCCGATCGACGTAGGTCTGCATCTTCTCGGATTCCGAAAGGCGGATGGCGACCGACTGCGACTCGGGCCTGGCCTCGGCAAGCGTGCCTGTGCAGCGCCAGCCGTTCCGAGAGAGGAACTCGATGGGCCGTCCGACGTGCGATCGATCGAGATCGCCGACACGTACCGACCTCGCGAGGGCGGCACGCTCGCGGCCGTCCTCTGTGGCGAGCTCACCGCCGAGGGCCGCGTAGCCGGCGAGGTCGGCCCAGGAGTCTTCGTGCCCGGGAGATGAGACGATGCGCGACACCTTGAGCTGGACGAGCATCAGGGCGACCGTCGCCGGCGGGATGGCGTCCGTGCCGAGCATCGCACCCCACAGGGCACCGATGCGACCGAACGACTGGCGGGGCGGCCCGTACACGTCGGCGCGGTCCTTCGAGACGAGGTGGTCAGCGGTGGACAGAACCTCGGAGCGGCTGGTCATCGTGTGGATCCCTTCTGGGTCGGTGCCGCCCACGGCGACGGGGTGGCGGGGAGCATGTGGCGGGACAGCCACTGGTCACGGGCCCGGCGGCGGGCGAGCCAGTAACCGACGAGGGTGCCGATGCGCAGCTGCCGGCGGACACGTTCCATCGCTTCGACGAATGGCCCCACCTGCGCGGAGATGTGAACGAACGCCCGGCCCGCCTTGAACGCCGTTTCGGCCATGCCAGACCAGGCCTGCCCGATCTGCGCATTCAGGCGGCGGCGGCCGCCGCGGACCTTCATGCGGGGGAAGTGCTCCGGGGTGCGGGGACGGCTCATCGCAGGTGCTCCGGCGCGAAGAGGCCGCGGTTGCCGCGCATCTGCACGTCCTCGAGGGCGGTGAGGGCGAGGGACTTGTTCCGGCCGGCGGGGACCCGGCGGTCGGTCTCAGCGCCGAGGGCCACGATGCGGTCGCGGAGGGCCACGACGTCGTCGTGCTCGCTGGCAGTGAAGAACCGCTCCGCCGCCCGCGCTTCCGCCTCGACGTCGACCGTGTCGTACGTCTTCGCGAAGATGTCCGGCTTGCACGGGTAGAACTCCCCCTGCACACCCCGGATGATCCAGTCACCCGGGCTCGCAGTCATCGTGCCCTCGAGCGTCCCGATGTCGATCCCCGTCACGCCGAAGCTGACGACGTCGCCGCCCGCGTTCGAGATCCACTGCGCGACGAGCCGGTTCTGCTCCTCCCGGTCCTTCTCGGCCACCATCGGATCCGTCGGGGCCGTCTGCATCGCCTCGACCGGAACCGGGCGCTTGCGGAACGTGATGCTGCTCATGATGCGAGTCCTGACTGGCGGCGAGCGCCGCGGTTTATGTGTGAAGCGCCGACCCTGTGGTGGGTCGGCGCTGGTGTGGTCGTTTCGACGGGAGGGCAGTACGGTCGGCAGATGAGTCCGCTGCCCGAGGAATGGCCGTCCTGGTTTTCGTATGAGTGGTGGCGGGACTTAGCAATCCCCTTGGCAGGCTTGTGGGCCTCCTTGGCACTCGGGCTCCTGAGCCTCTTGGTCTCGTCAGTGGTCGGAGTGGCGGCGCTGCTGATTGCACGACGCAGCCACCTGCTCGCCGAGAAGGTGCAACGTGCTGAGACCGAGCGGTTGAACGAGGAGAACCGTCGCGAGGGCGAGCGTCAGCGCCTTGACTTTGCGGCGCTCGCGAGACGCTTCAACCTGATGCTCCGCAAGAGCAAGGTGAATGAACCGCTGCCGGTTGAGGAGATGGACCTCGACATGTACGAGGACTACCTGAAGTCGGTCGCCGCGACGCTCAACGACCCCTTGAGCGCGGAGTACCTGATTCGGCGAATGACGGATCTCTTCAGCCCGGTCCGCTTCCCACCGGAGGAAGACCCAGTCGGAGACGACCTGCCGACGAACGACCGACGCAGGGACGCCTGGATGAACTGGCGCACCGCTGATCTTGACGTTCGTGCCTATTCACGCGGCAAGCCGATGTCGGAGCCCCACCCATTCGAACAGAGACCGAAGCGGTGGAATTCATACGATGCGGTCGCTCAGGTGAAGACCCAGGCTGCGCCTCGCCTCGAAGCGCAAGCACGCGAGAACAGCAAGAACCGCAATACGGAGTGACAGGCATCACGCCGCGCGGGGGTGCACGTTGGCGGTAAGTCCGAGCTCGTCGTGTCGGATGCGGAGAACGGTGCGGTCAGAGCAGTGGATCCGCGCGGCGATCTCCTTGTCGTTCAGCCCGCGGGCGTGAAGGATCTCGACGGCTTCACGGCGCTGCTTCGGGGTGAGATCCGTCTGCTCCCCCTCGATGGCGCGCATGACGGCGGCCTCGTCGACGAGGTCGTCGACGGCGGGCGGTGCGTCGTCGAGGTCGATGTCGTCCCACGCGAGTGCGGGCACCCACCCGTTCGCTCTCGCGAGGGTCAGCGCCCGCCTGTAGGTGGTCCGCTGGGCAGTGGTGCCCTCAGGTGGCGGCACCTGCCAGAGCCGGTCGAAGAGTTGCGCGACGGATCGGTGCGTCCGTCCGGACACCTGGCTGGTGCGGAGCAGCCGGTTCACCTCGTTCGGGCCAAGGCCTAGCTCGTAGCTGAGGCGCATCTGCGACCAGCCGTGCGCGACGAGGGCCTGCAGCCGGCGGTGCGTGCCCCGGGCGGGGATGCGGGCACCGTCTGCGATGAGGTCGATGGTGGGGCGAACCGCGAGGATGCGGCGTGCCTTCTCCGCGTCGATGCGCCGCAGCGGGACGCGCGGCTGTCCTGGCGCTGTCGGCGGACCGTAGATGAGCCGCCCGATCATGGGGAAGTTCGCGATGCGGCCGATGCGGTTGACGCCGATGCCGTACTCGCGGAGCCGCTGCACGTGTTCACGTGCGGGCTCGGCGTCGACGAGTGGCGACGTCCACCGTCCGTAGGCCTTCGCCTTCCGGTAGTCGCGTTGCGCGTTCGTGATGCTGGTCGTGCAGTCCTCGCAGCGGCAGCCGTGCGAGTTGTAGCAGTTGCGGGTCGCGCCGTGCTTGTGGTCCGGCGGGCACGACTTCCTGGTTGGCATGGACATGGTGTTCCTCGGATGTCAGTGGTGTGTGCCTAGGCGGCCTCCCCCGCGGGGTGCTGCAGCTGGGCTTGGATGGCGCGGACGTTGTCCGGCTCTCGGCACGCAGCCGTGACGTAGGCCAACGGCTTGCGTGGCATCGTCGAGGCGCGTCCGAGGATGACCCGGGCGACATCGATCGCCAGCCCGGTCGGGATCTCGCCGAGGACTTCGGTCAGCGTTCTGACCAGCCCGTCGACATCGTCGATCCCGAGGTGCCCTGCCTCTTCACGCAGGAACTCCTTCTCCTCGTCGGATTCGCGCGCACGGTTACCAGAGTGAGATGTCTCTGAAAGGTAAGTAGTGTCATTCCTCTGACTCTGACTCTGACTCTGACTCTGACTCTGGTTTTCGTTCGGTTCTGTCCCGGGTGCCGGGTCGGTTCCGATTGGGTTAGCGACCGGAAACCCAGTCGGTTTCTGTTCGGTTGCCGAGTCGGTTTTGCGGGGCCTGCCGCCGCGCTTCCCGTTGGCGGTGTTCGTCTCCTGCCGGGCGATCCGCTCGGCCTTCGTCTCTTGGTGCTCGTCGTAGTTCCAGATGACGTACTCGGGTCCGTCGACGCTCAGCGAGGGACGTTCCGGGTGGTTCCTGAGCAGCTCGTCGATCGCGTCCTTCGGCCACATCCGGGCGACAACTGCGGTCGCGATCCGTCCGTCGAGGTCCTGCATCCGCGAGTAGCCGTTGAGCTCGACGAACGCACGGAACGCGGCGTCCGACAGGGGCGCGATCTTCGGGTGCTGCCAGAAGTCGTTGGGGAACTTCATCCAGAGGCGCTTGTCCTTTGGCATCAGGTAGATCCTTCATCGTGGACACGGACCTCGATGCGAGGTCGCATGTCGTCGGGGTCGCGGTCGAGGAGCCCCCGGTGTCGACCGCACTGGCACTCGCCGATCACGCGGCGGTGGCACTCGGCGCTGGTACAGCTGCCTTGGACGCCGGACACTTTCCCGCAGGTGAGCACGACGTCGGAGAGGCGGACGAACACGACAGGCGCGCCGTCCCGGGTGACGGTGACCGACGTGGGCGGTTCGAACTCGGGCGGGGCGTGCAGCGAGAGCTGATCGAGCGCGCCCTTCGCCGCGTAGGTGTAGCCGACGTCCACGCGCTACTCCCCTCCGGCGGACGCGGTCAGCTCTCGCTGCGAGAAGAGCACCCGGACTGGGGCGTCGCCGTACTCGATCACGAACACGGGGCGGCGACTCTCGACGTGCCCGGTACTGATGGTGATCTCGGTGGGCCCGAACACGTCGCCGACGAAGTTCGCGGTCTTCGCCACCCGTCCGAGGATGTCCGCGCTCGCCCCGATCGTCGAGGCTGGGGTCAGCCGGTCGGGGAAGAGCCCGTGGACTGCGGGGTAGCTCGTCCGTCGTGACTCGAGACGCCGCATGGACCGAGTGACCCCGGCGTCGTCGATGATGCTTATCAGGAGAGCGCCGGTGGAGAGGTCATCAGGGTCCGCGTCGACGAGGTCGACGATGACGGTCCAGCCATCTGGCGCGTACTGCGGCGGGGCGTCGTCCCAGTCCGACCTCGGCACATTGGTGAACTCCCGCACGTGCTCGACGGCCTCCTCCGTGAGCAGGAAGACCTCGCCACCGCGCAAAACGTCCGGGGCGATGATCTCGACATGCGGGATCCGGTACTCAGCAGCGCTGAACCGGTCGGTGCTCAGGAGCAGAATGTCAGTGCCGTCGTTCACGACGTTCACACACTCGAGAGCGGGCGTCCAGGTGTCGAAGTCGAGGTGCGGCGTCACGGCGTGCAGACCTCGCTGCAGGACGTTCAGCGGTGCGGTGAAGGTGGGCATCGGATGCTCCGTTCGGGTCAGGAGATGTCGGTGATGCGGAGCAGCAGGAACTGGTCCGCCTTCTTGCGACCGGTCGGGAGGCGGACGATGGCCGGCATCGTCTTCTCCATCAGGTCTGGGGTGTCATCGGGGACGACGCCTGCGTCGACGAGGCCGTCGCACAGCGCCTTGAGGGTGGGGACGACGTTGTCGGCGTCGCGGCGGTGGTTCGTGGCGACGTGCCACTCGAGGTCGACGCGGCACCGGCCGAGCGGTGGGATGCGCCGCGACCGGGCTTCCCACGACGCACGCTCACGGACCCGGGCGACGAGCTTCCTCCGGGCCGACCAGTGCATCCGCTGGTTCTCCGTCAGCGGCGGCGTCTCGTACGGGAGAACGATCGACCAGACTTCCGCGGCACTCATGCAGCCGCCGATCGGTTGAGCAGCACCGACACGGCGAGCGCAGCCTGCTGCGGGACCACTCCGTTGCCGAGTGCCTTGAGCTGCTGCGCTCGCGTGAGTGGTGTGCCGGTGACGTGACCTTCGGGAAGGCCCATCATCCATTCGACGAACTCGGGTGCGAGGCGCTGCCCACCGTCACGGCCGTCGGGGTTCGTGGGTGCTGGGGCTAGTCGTCCGGTGACGCGCTCCCAGCGCTCGATGGCGGGACGATACGGCCCCCAGTCGCGATCAGGTCGTGGTCGACCAGCACCTGCAGGGATGTCACCACTGCGCGGCCGGGCTTCTTCCGCAGGTGGTTCTCCGGGGTGTTGCCCGAGTCGTGTGCTGCTGGGGTCGGCAGTAGCTGATGACCGTCGAGCATCTCGCCGTTGGGGAACACCGTCTGCGGAGGCAGCAGGTGTTCCACTTCGTCCGCCAGGGTCGGGCCGTGCCCACCCGCCTTCCGCTTGTCCGGGTGCTGAGACCCGCCGTTCTGTCCGAGGTTCGACAACGGCGTCTTGAGCAGCGTCATCGGGGTGGGGCGCAGCGTTTCCAAGGTCCCACGGAGAGTGGGGTTCCCCCGCGCGTAGGTCCGGCTCGTCTTCTCCCCGTCCGACGCGAGCGGGGTCGGCAAGACGACCTCGCCCTGCGTCCGTTCCGCGTCGGAACGTTCGGCTCCGAGCGCGTACATCGTCGCGGTCCCCGATGCACCACGGCTTGCCCGCGGGGTAGGCAACGATGAAGACGCGGAACCGGCCATGTGGAGCGCCGGCGTCTGCAGCTCGTAGGCCGCACCACTCCGCGTCATACCCGAGGTCGGCCAGGTCGCCGAGTACGGCTCCGAGTGCGCGGAGAGCAGGTCCAGAGTGTCGGTCTCCCACACCCCACGGGCTTGATTCCAGGTTCCGATCAGCTTCGGCACTGAGCAGTCCTCTCACGTTCTCGATCACGACGAGTCCAGGACGGAGTACGTCGATGGCTCGCGCGTACTCGGACCACAGTCCGGATCGCGTGCCGTCCTTGAGTCCCCGGCGCAGACCGGCGAGGGACACGTCCTGGCAGGGGAATCCGCCCGTCAGGACGTCGACTGGCTTGACTGCGGTCCAGTCGACCGCGGTGACGTCGCCGTAGTTCGGGACGCCCGGCCAGTGGTGCTCGAGAATCGCGGACGGTGCTTCGTCGAACTCGACGTGCCACGCGACCGAGCCGCCGAGCACTTGCTGCACGCCGAGGTCGAGGCCGCCGTACCCGCTGAACAGAGATCCGATACGAGGCACGATTACCCCTCACCCCTCAGCCGAACGAACGAACCGACGAGCGCCGTCTGCTCGAGGCGCGCGGCGGCAGGTTCGCCGTAGGCGACGAGGACGGAGGGTGCGCCGCTGTTGGCGGCTGCACGGGTGCCGTCGGCGTGGTGGAAGTGGAGGCGGCCGTGGAGGAAGAGCAACGCAGTTGCTTTGCCCCAGACCTCGGCGACGAACCCGGCGGTCTCGGTGCGGGCAAAGACGAGGGCGATGCCGTCTCCGTGGTCGGCGAGCTTGGCAAGCCATCGCCATGCCTCGTGTGAGTAGGGCGGGTTCAGCCAGACGAATCCGGACCAGTCGGCGGCGAGGCCGTCCGCGGGGAGCTCGATGTGGCGACCGGCGGTCGGCCAGGGGCGCGGTGATGGCGCGGCGCAGGGGTCGAGGTCGAACGGGCCGAGGGCCTGGACGATGTCCGGCGGGGTGAGCCAGGTGGTGGTCTTGGCGCGAGCCGACTGGTGCGACCCCATCGCTCTGGTCATGCTGGTCTCCTGATGGTGACCGGCTCGCCGATGTTCACGGAGAACGTCCGCTGGTCGACGCCCTGCTGGACGACGAGCTGCATGCGGTTTGGCGAGCTGGTGTCGGGTGGGCGGACGCCGATGAGCGTCCCGATGGTGCGGTTCTGCGGTTCCCGCGAGAGGCGGTGGCCGACGGTGCGGAACGCGACGACGTGGTCGACGTCGGTGGTCTGCAGCAGGCGGGCGGGGCTGATCTCCTCGACGAAGGCCGGTGGGGTCTGAGCGAGATGCTTGAGGATGCGGCGACGCTCTCGGCCCCGGTTTCGGCTCATGCCTTCTCCTGGCCAGCGACGGCGCAGAGTTCGGGGCGGGTAGAAATCATGGAGACTCCTCGATTCGGTTACGCTCGGCGGCGTGAATGACTGGTCGACTTTCCCCGCGACGTTGCTGGCAACCGTTGTCGGTGCCGCCTTTGCCGGCGGAACCTCGTGGCTCCTCGCCAAGCAGGCGGGTGGCTCTCGTCACAAGGAACTGATGACGAATCGACTTGCCGCGTTGATCGAGGCGTTCACCGAGTGGAACGCAATCGAACGTCCGAACAAGCGACGTGCCCGCATGGCGATGGATGCCGACGGGCCCAGCTGGATGGACCTATGGAATGACCAGCGCCGAGAGGCGAAGGTCAAGGCTGCGGCAGCCGTCCTTCTCGTCGAGCTCGAGGCGAACAAGAATGAACGACCGGTCGTCGACGCAATACGACTCGCGATCCGTCGTCTAGATCGGCTGGACCCTAACGACAAGGCCGACGCTATGACTTTGTTGAACGCCGCCGTGAAAGAGTGGTGGACTGGACAGAGCACCCAGAGCTCCACGCTTGCCGCTTTGGGGGCCGTCGCACAGGGCGTGGAGCTCCCTGCCACGGAAAGCGCCGACGAGCACTCCTGAAAGTGTCTCCTCAGTCGCCGGTTGAAGCTTGATCTGGGTCTGCGCTTGACTCCTCCCACCACTCGCTGACGACGAGGCTCTCGTCGACGGCGGCCATGTCGCGGCGGAGTTCGTGGGCTCGGCGGGACCGGTGGTGGTTCCGCCACGACCTCGGGACGAGCTCGGCCGCCTTCTGGTTCTCGTCGTCACTCATGGCGTCAACGCGTCGGGGTGCTCGTGCGCCCAGTCCGGGTGCTGACCCGCGATGTGGCGGCGCACGTTCTCGAACGAGCGCCGGCAGGAAGGCACCGGGCACACCCCGTTCGCGATGTGGTTCCGGAGCCGGGTGGCATGCCCCTTGTACGCGCGGGCGGAGCGTTCCGCGGCCTCCGCCTGGTCACGAGCTGCGTCGCGGGACGCCCGGGCGTAGCCGGCCTGCCGCTCAGCGGCCTGGCGCAGGCGGCGCTCCTTCTCGATCGCGGACTCCCCGAGGTACGCGCGGGGGTGGCCGCTCGGGCAGTACCACGTCTCGTGAGAGTCGCGGACCTGGCGGTAGAACGCCTCCGTCATGCCGAAGGTCTGACCGCACCCGGTTGCGCCGCACGTGACGACGACGAGGGTGTCGGTGAAGGTCTGGGTCTTCATCGTTGGTCCTTCCTGGGTGCGTTGAGGACGGAGTGCACGCGGATCAGCGAGGCGACGAACAGGACGACGACGGCCCAGGAGAGCACGGCCCACAGGGGTGTCGACCGGTCGGCGCACGACGCGAACACGGCGAAGACGAGCGATGCGTAGATGAGCGCCCCCGCGATCCTCATCGGGTGCGGAAGAGCAGTCGGGACAGCCAGCCGCGGCGGTTGGCGATGTCGATCTCGCGCTGCAGTCGGGCGTCGCGGCGCTGGACGTTCTTGGTGCGCTGCTCGAGCGGCGTCCCGACCTTCACCGGGTGCTGGAACGGCGGGTGCACGTGGACGCTGTCGGTGGGCAGGCCCCTCGCGGCGAGCGCTGCGCGGAGCGCGAGGTCGTCGTGGCGGAGGCGCTTGCGGGCCTTGCGGGCGGTCGTGCTCATGGGTTTGGTCCTTCGATCAGTTGGTGGCTGCGGCGAGCGCCGCGCCTTCGTTGCGGGGTGTGTCGTCGGCGTCGGAGACGAGCCACCAGAGGGCGGTGATGTCGTCGGCGAGCCAGGAGCGTCGGGCGTTGATCGCGCATCCGTCGCTTTCGCACTCGGAGCAGCCGTGGCCTGCGGGGCGGAGCATGCAGAGCGAGTCGCCGTCGGGCCAGGAGCCGTTGAGGTGTTCCGGGTGGTCGGGGTCGGCTGTCTGGTGGGGGCAGTCGGGGCCGGCGGGGTAGAACATGGGGGTGCTGTACGGGCGGTGCCCCCACTGGACGTAGCGGACGTCGTCGAGGATCTCGGGGAGCTCGTCGTCGCTGATTACGCCGCGGTCGAGGACGAGCAGGACCGGTGAATCGGCGTTCATCGCAGGGCTTCCTCGAGGACGCCGTCGCCGAGGAGCATCGGGAGCAGGTCGGCGGCGTCGCGTTGCTCGGCGAGCGCGGTGACCGCTGCGGCCTGCTGTGCGGTGGGGGTGAAGTCGATGGCGTAGGGCTCGCCGGGGAAGAACTTGCCGTACATGTCGCCGGCGGGGACGGTGCCGCTCATGAGGTGGTCGTCCACTTCGCTGACGGCCGGCCGGTGCCCGACTTGCCGGGGGTGAGGCTGCGGCGCACCTTGCCGGCGGCGACGAGCTCGGCGCGGCGGGACCGGATCGACTGTTCCGTGGGAACGACGTCGGCGGCGAACTGCTCCTTGTACTGGGCGATGATCTGCTCGTCGGTGAGTCCGGTGCGGTCGCCGGACCATGCCGACTTCCGCAGGATGCTGAGGATCCGCTGCTGCACTTCGCTGGGCTTGTGGGCGCTGCGGGCTGCGGCGTGGCTGGTGTTGATGTCGTGTCTGCGGGCTGCGGGCATGGCCGCGCTCCTTCCGCTCAATGTCGGGTGAGAGGGGGCAGCGACGGCGGAGGTTCGGGTCAACTCCGTCGCTGTCGTGCCTGCTCCGAGTGCGCGCTCCCGGACTGGCCCCGCTGCGCGAGTGGCAGCGCCTGGGGACAGGCGTGTGTCGTGTGTGATCGCTGCCGGTCGCTGGTCAACTTGATTGGTCACCGCCCGGACACGAGGGGCGGCTGCCTGCGGCAACTCGGCGGGAATGCTCGGCCGTCCACCACGACGACCGTGCACACCGGGTGTGGTTCACCCGCCTGCTAGTGGTGCCTCTGTGGAGTTGTCCCGCTGATGTCGCCGCCGCAGCCGGTTGGCTGCTGGTGCCTGGGCCTGGAACCCGTTCGAGTAGGAGCAGGCGACGCGAGTCGTGCAGCGCCCGTTTCCGGGCGCGCCGAACAGCGCCCTCCATAAGGCGCGCTGATCGGAAGATGTGTGCCGCGCTAGGCGCGGAGCTTCTTGCGGCTGGGACGAGCCCAGCTGTCGACGGTCTGCGGGCGGAGAGCCGCGCGGACCTCGGCGAGGTTGTAGCGGTAGATGCGACCCCGACGGATGTAGGGGATGTCTCCGCTGTGGGTGAGCCGGTGCACAGTGTCCAGGGAGACTCCGAGCGCCAGCGCCAGTTCCTTACGTGTGACGTCTGGTTCGGCGAGCGCCGCCGGAACACCGGCGCTCGCGGTCATGCGGCTTGCTCGATCGCGTTGACCTGCACCACCTCGAACGCTTCCCCAAGACCAAGCCCGTACGTCTCGCAGAGAGCGGCCATGAACGCGCCCGAGGGGGTCGCGCCATCGTCCACTCGTCGGAGTGTGATGCGGTGCACACCCATGAGCCGAGCCTGGTGCTCTTCACTGGTGATGCCGTTGATCTTGCGGAGCCGCTCGAGGAGTCCGGGCTTCACGCGGATAGTGGCTGCCATGGTCCCCTCTCTCTGTTGCGTCTTCGCTTCGGTATGATGCAAGTGTGCCACAGTTTGAAGCGGATGCGCATCAGAAATGGAGCCATGTCGCAACAGTGTCGCGCCGATCGTTGCCGTACCGCGTCAGGGGGCATTGACAGTGATGCAAAGTTGCTACAAAGTGGGGACCGTGGACAACGACATGGACCTGATCTTGAAGGCGGCAACCGGAGCACGCAGCATGCGCGCGATCGCGACGCGCATCGGCATGGAGCCGAGCACGCTGAACCGCCAGCTGCGAGACCTACCCGTGCGCACGCTCGTGGCGATCTGCCGCGCCTACGGGATCCCTGTCGTGCCGATGTTCGTGAAGGTCGGGTACATCACCGCCGAAGAGGCCGCATCCGGCATGCTCGAGCAGGCCCTCGCGAACGCTTCGGACGCCGAACTCATGGCCGAGACGCTCAAGCGCGTGCAGGCAGGCAAGGCGTCGAGCGCCATCACCGGTCCGATCGATGTCAGTGCCCTCGATGAAGATGCAGACGACAACCTCGACGTCACCAACGAGGTTCGCAGCAGCTACGGGCGTGCTGCGCAGAAGGGGCCGCGGAAGGCAGAACAGCCATTCGCGGAGTGATCGGAGGGGTATGCGGGACCTGCTGAACCTGGCAGCACGGTACGGGGTGCGTGTCGAGATGTGCCACATCGCTGACGCGAATGGCTATTACGACGAGAACGAGGGCAGGATCTTCATCGACATCAGCCTCACCCCCGACGAGGTTCGGTCGGTCTTCGCGCACGAGCTCGGCCACGTCCACTACGGCCACGCCTGCGACGCCGGTCCGAACAGCCCCGAGGAGCGACAGGCCCGCGCCTACGCGGCGTATCTGCTCGTGCATCCTGAGGACTACGCCGACGCGGAGCGCGTCAGCTCCGATGCGTTCTACATCGCCGAGGAACTGGGCGTCACCCTTGGGATCGTCGACGACTACCGCGCCATGTGCCTGCAGCGACTCGGCGAGCGCACCTACAGCCGATCACCGCGTGGCCATCTCACGAACGACCTTGCGCGGGCGCTTTCATGA